ACCCACCAGGACGGCACCCACCAGGACGGCACCCACCAGGACGGCACCCACCAGGACGGCACCCACCAGGACGGCACCCACCAGGACGGCACGGATCAGGAAAGCCGGGGGTATCCGTGCCACTTCCCCTAGGGCAACACCACAAAAACGGGCACTTTTGAGCCATTCCCCCTAGGAGGGATACCCCACCCCCTATTTTTCGGGTGTCTGGATCTGCGGGGGTCTTAGCACGACGGCACCACGACTCGCACGCGACAGCCTGCCTTACCTCAAAAGCTAGAACTAACTTCCAATCCCACGGCTTACTTTGGAGGTCTAGCCTGTTCCTAAAGTTCGGCCAGTTTGATTTTTCAAATTCGGCAAAGGGCAAGCCTCGTCCTTACTTTGGAAGGTCAGCCGGTTCCTTACTTTGGAAGGTCAGCAAGTTCTAAATTCCTGCCAATCCCACACGATCAAGTCGGATATAATGTTGACAGTGGTTTCGACTATCTGCAACATTGGAGATGTATTCACTGCATACATCAACCGACCATGACTACCCCCATCACAGCCGACGTTCTGCACGTCAACCTGTCAGCCAAGACGATGACCTTGCGCATCCCTGACCTGATCGAGCCATCGTCAATCAATGTTGATGATCAGTTCACCCTCTACGCTGATATCGCCAAACCTGCTCGCACTTCCGACATGCAGTCCTTGGTCGATGCGTGTGAAGCACATGCCCGCAAGCCTCGCTCTACTGTGCTCTCGACTTACATCAACCGCGACATGGGTTGGAGCGCCATCAACGATGAGAACCATGGCACCTTGATCGCAGATGGGGACACAGCACTCGTGTGCATCATCCCTTCTGTGTGGGCGCTGCACGCAGCCACGGACATCGAGCGCACCCGTGAGAACACGATCCGCAACGCCAAGTACGCAATCAACATCCAGTTGATTCAGCATGCGCAGCGCATGTATCGCCTGCTGGAAAGCATCGCGTACAACCATGGTCGAGGTGACGAGACCTCGTTGTCCATGAACATGCGGTACGCGAACAACCTGCTGTACGAAATCGTCAAGCGGTCTTGACCTTCAAAAAGCTCTACCACCCTTTTTCCGTACCACCCCATGATCAGTCAGAACTTCATCGCAGAGATCGTCGGCATGCTCACATTCACAGGCATCACCGGACCCACCGTCGTCGTGGTGTTGAAAGCAGCGATGCTTGGCATGCTGCTCACGTTCGGCGTCACGTTCCTGATCGTGTTTGGAATCTCACGTTCGCTTGTGAAGGCAGCAGTCTACGGGCTGTGCTCCACGTCTGCCCTCTACATCACGATCTCCACCGGCCTGTCGGTGCTCCTGTGCATCGGCTTCATCTTCAGTTGATACCCCATCATGAACAACATCCTCATCCATGCTCTGAGCGCACCAGCGTCGATGCGCCAAACGGGGCTCACCACCATCGGCGTGTCCTTGGTCAACGGCTTCGTGGACCGCAACTACAAATCGCTGTTCATCGCCAAGGATCTGCGTCAACTCGACTGGACGGTCAAGTCGCGTCACCTCAACACCGAACGCGGCATCGCCTCGACATCACTGGTTGTTCGCCCTGCCCCTGCCGGTGTGAGCCTCGCAGTGATTGACGATTGTTCGGAATACTCCTATTCCGAGTTGTCCAATGTAGTCCGTGCTGTCAAGCACAGCATGATGGGCGTGCCAGCGTCGTGCAGCATCATCCTGCTCGACTGCCCTGAGCACTTGGTTCCCATGCTCTACGGGGTGCTGTGATGATCGACATCGACGACATCTACAACGCGATCCACGAGTATCCACTGCTCGTGCTTTGGATGGAGCGCCGACTCATCGTTCGGGGGATTGAGAAAATGTATGCGTTCGCAGCAAGGCTTCATCCTGCCATGGCCCATCGTGAAGTCCTCGTTCGTGAAGTTGGCAATGACATGCTCGATAGCGCAGTACGCACCGCTGAGCGGATGGAGAGTTATTACGACCGTCGCTACTTCTTGGAACCGGCAAGTGGCCCTACGAAACGTGTCGCTCAGTGGAAGCTAGAGCAACGGAGATATCGCAAATGACAATGCGTCAGAACCGCAAGCACACCAACGCTGCAATGCAACATTGGATCAACGGTGCTCGCAACCGCTTCATGCTGTTGGCTTGCCGAGCCATGATCGTCGGTATCGGCCAAAGCTGCGCACGGCTTGCACGCAAGTACAAGAGCACACGATATGTTTCAGTGCGCGAGTCGTTCACCCTTGATCAGCTTGAGAAGTTGCGACAAGAAGCCAACAGTCAAGGTGGATCGTTTTTCCTCTTCTCTGACCCGAACAATTTCAAGTCGTACCCATATCAGCGTGTGGCATTGATTGACGAAAGCACCGAGCTTGTCAATGTCTCGTTGATGCCCATGCCGCGTTCAAACACCTTACTTCCCGAGCGATCCAATCATGAATGAGCCCATCAAACTGCCCTCAGTTGTTGACCAACTGCTTGCACTGGACATCAACGAAACACTGACACGCAGCGTGCAAGTTGCACCTGAAAACCTCAGTGCCGTGAAAGCGAATCTTCGCCAGAATGCAGCCGCCCCGATCAGCCGTGCAAAGCAGCGTTCGGGCTACACGTATTCGTGTGAGTGCAGCGAGACGATCACATCGTCCGGTCGTGTGTACGCCATCATGATCATCTCGCGGACCAGTTAATGTCAGAAGACCTCCAAACCTTGATATGGCACGTCCGGGTCTGGATCTTCCGTGTATTCATCCTCGACGAATGGTCGATCTACCCATCACTCCTTAACCTTGCGTGGTACAGCCAGTGCATAACATCATGAAAACTAACTTCACCCTTCAGGCCCGTCGTCGCAACGACGATCCCACCAAGATCGAATCTGAGGCACGCATGATCGCAAAGGTCGAAGGCGCGTTCTCACAGGTGTCGGTTGAGCTTGCCACCATCGACATGCATCGTCGCAAGGGCCGCAAGATCGACATCATCGAGTTGGGCAAACGCTTTGGCGATGAGCACCACTACATCAAGTGGATCGAGCGTGACTCCACTGTTGCCCAAGAGAAGGGCTTCTTGGACGCAAACGGCCATCTGACCATCCCACGAGTGGACGCCAATCGCCTCGGCTGGCTTGCATTCGGAAGTGGCATCTTCCTCGGTATCAGCATTGGCATCTCCATCTACCCTTTGCTTCAACGCTGATTCCACATCCTGTTTTCTTCTCCACTAGGATACCGTCATGAAAAGCACTTTCAAGTTCAAAGCCTTCATCCCAACTCTGGCGAGCCGCACCGTGTTCGATCAGTTGCGTGACAAGCAGATCGACTTCGCGGACACCCACGAACAGTTCATCGCCCATGATCCGCAGCCGACACAGTGGCGCAGCCATGGGTTCGTACCTGTATGGCCCAACAGCGAGAACTACATTCACGAGATCAGCAGCGGCATGCACTTGATGATGTTCCAGATCAACGAGCGTAACCTGCCCGGTAAGGTGCGCGACGAGCACCTGAGCACGCTGCTTGAGAAGTTCAAGGAACGCGAAGGTCGTCCGGTGGGCAAGAAGGACTACGCCATGCTCAAGGAGCAAGCCGAGTTCGATCTGCTGCCCAAGGCGTTCATTCGTCGCTCACTGGTGCCCATCATCTTCAATGCACGCAACAACCTGCTGCTGATCGGTACATCATCGCCCAAGCGTCGTGACGACACCGTGGCTGTGCTGTTGGGTCTGTTCGGTATCAACGCAGACAACGTGGCCTTCTACGACGTGACGCCAAAGCAAGACATCGTGACCTCGCTGACCCTTGCTGCCAAGGAAGGTCAGACCGGCGAGACGCAAGGTGAGGGTTACTTCTACACGACAGCATCGGCTGTTCTGCGTGGCGAGGGCAAGCGCACGATCCGCATCAAGGACAAGGCGGTTGAGGACGGTGACATCCAAGACCTGATCAGCGTCCATGACTACCGTGTTCACGAGTTGGGCCTGAGCTACGACCCCAACGAGAAGCAAGAAGACGTGCTCTGCACCTTCAGCATCAGCGACAAGATGGTCTTCAAGGCTCTGAAGTTCAACGATGGCGTGGCTAGCGTCGAGATGGGTGACGCTGAGACGGCTGAACAGCAGACCGAAGCTGTGATCTACCTGACAGCACGCACAGCCGTGGACATCTTCGTCGGCCTGCTGCGCGACTTCGGTGGCTGGAAGTCTCTGACCGAGATGAAGCAAGAAGCCAAGGCTCAGGAGCGTGAAGCGGCCAAGGCCAATGGCGTGTCCAAGGATGACGACGAGGAACTGTGACCATGGCCCACATCACCAACGTCGAACTCAGCACCGAAGAACTGCGTGAAGCAATTTCGCAGTGGTGCGCCAAGAACGCCTTGTCGCAACCAAACAGTGTGACCGTAACGAGCCATGCTCGTGAGGTGTTCACGATCCACCTCGATACGGTCAACAAGATCCAGTTCGCCGGTTGCACGCACCGGATTCAAGGAGGCTGACCGTGCAGCACCCCCGGCACTACCTCCAACAAATCGCAACACGACAATTCGCTTTCCAACCTATGCCACAAACCGACTTCCTGAAGGCCATCGAGAACGGCCACTCCATCATCTTCGTACCGGACAACATGAAGTTCATGGACGGTCTGATCGAGTTGATCCACACCAAGTATCCGCAGCATGGCATGGCTGTGCTGCACGGTCCCACATCGAGCGTGGCACTGCGCAAGTGGCAACGCATCTGCGTGGATCACCTCAACGGTGTGCTGATCGTTACCCACGCGAACAACCATGGCTGGCACACGTTTGCGGATCGTATGATCGTGATCGTCTCCGACCTGAACACACCGTTCGAGCCTGGTCAGCGCATCCGTGGCAAGGTCGTATCACCGTCTGTCTATCACCAACGCGAAATCCATGACATCTAAGCCAGCACGAAACAAGCGAGAAGACCGCAACGAGGATGCGTCGTGGCAACGTCAGAGAGACGAAGCCCTCGACGATGAGTTGAATGAGCGTGACATACCGGACAACGACGAAGAACCTCACTACAAGCCTGAAACTTTTCGCTAGTTAGTGCTTGCCACTATCGTTTTTATCGACTACACTGATTCCACATTTGGTTGATTTGACAACGCACCCCCGTGCTACAGGAGATTGAAATGACCGTTACATCCGTGACCGCATACCGTGCCGACGATGGCACCCTCTTTCCCACTGAAGAGGACGCTGCGATACACAACGACTGGCTTGAAGTCGGTCGAGTGCTCAAGTCTCGTCACGGTTCCATCGGCGCAAAGCTCGCAACCGGAGATAGCAAGAACGCACGAGCACTGTTCAAGATCACCCGCGAAGTGGTCATGGCTCGCAACGCTGCAAGCAACGCCACCTCGACTGAGAAGCACGCGGATACGGTTGAAGTCGGGGTAGACACGAAAGCCGATCCTGAAATCGAGCAGCCTGCACCTGAAGCGAAATGACCAAGCCCCGGATCAAGACCGTCTTCCGTGAGGCGTTCGAGGCAGGCAGATCCGGCCAATACGCCAACGTGGAAGACGCATACAAGGCGTTCATCGACAGCCGGGTATCGCGCCCACCCGGTCGCCCATCGTCCATGACTGAGGCTGAGAAGCAGTTCATCCTCAAGCACTACACGCCCATGGGCCGCAAGTGGGTGAAGGCGCAACTGCCGGATGTGACGGTGAACCAGCTTGACTACTTCGCTGCAAAGCACGGTCTGAAGGAGTCTGCCGAAGTACGTCGCAGCCGTGAGCCCAACTTCGATCCGAAGCCTTTCCGAGACCTTGGCCGAACACCTCAGACCAAGCCCACATTCATTCCTCGCTCCGTGTTCGACCTTGCACGGGGCATCACAGAAGAAAGCAAATCATGAACAACTATGTCGAGTTGATCCAAGAAATCCTGCGGTATGGCGAACAACGTAATGACCGTACAGGTGTCGGCACGCTGAGCATCTTCGATGCGAAGCTCACCTTTGATCTGCGCAAACGCTTCCCGCTCGTGACGATCAAGGAGACACGCTGGCAACTGGCGTTCCTCGAAATGCTGTGGTTCCTGCGTGGCGAGACGAACACCCAATGGCTGAACGAGCATGGCTGCAAGTTGTGGGATGCGTGGGCCGATGCCAACGGAAACCTTGGACCAGTTTACGGATTCAATTGGCGACGATGGGGTGCTAAGCCCGATAACATCCCACAGCCCAATCCTAAACTTCGCAAGGGTTTCGACCAAGTGCAGGCGCTCATCCAAGGCTTGCGTGAGAACCCCCATGGTCGTCGCCACATCGTCACAGCATGGAACGTGGCTGAGATTCCGAGCATGGCCCTGCCACCTTGCCATTGGGCACATCAGTGCTACGTCACCAACCTCGGTGAACTCGATCTGAAGGTGTTCATCCGGTCGTCAGACGTGGCCTTGGGCTTGCCGTTCAACATCGCACAGTACGCCTTGCTGGCTCATCTGTATGCACGCGCTGCGGGTCTGACGGCACGACGGTTGATCGTTGACATCGGCGATGCCCATCTCTACCTCAACCATGTTGATGCGATGCGTGAAGCAATCACGACTCGTCAACTGAGATTCGACAACGAGCAGGGCGCACGAACCAAGCTGGTGTTCAACACCGAAAACACCGACATCGACGGCTACAAGCCTGAAGACTTCACGATCACCGGGTACAAGTTTTACCCGCACATTCCACTTCCTGTTGCGGTCTGAACATCATGGTACTCCCTACCTGCTACGGGACCAACCCGTCACCTCAAGAAGCCGCAGAGAACGACTGCCACACATGCATCTGGCGTGTGTATTGCAGCAAAGAGAATAAGCAGCAACTCAACAGTGAGCGAACGGTTGCCATCGACAAGGGCTACCACTGGCGCGAGATCGATGCACACACGCCTCGTGGTGTGAAGCTGCAACTCATCAACCGTGCTGCCGGTGTTGCGGTCTACGGTTCGATTGGCACCGATCCGGGCTTCTGGACGCATTGGGCACCCGTGCCAACATTCGACAAGAAAGGTGCATCGTGAATCCAACCAAGCAAACCATCTTGCACGACCCGGCCAATGGCAAGTTCGGCAACTGCCTTTCTGCCGTGATCGCGTCGCTGCTGCACATGGACATCAACGATGTTCCTGTGTTCGCCAATCCCGACACATGGATCAGGGATCTCAATGAGTTCCTGCGTCCGTTCGGACTGGCCTACATCCTGTTCACCTGTAGTGCGGATTGGCTGAAGGACATCGGTGTTGAAGGCTGCTATCACGAGGTCTTCGGTCCAACGATTCGCAGCAACGACGTGCTACATGCCAACGTCGCCTTGGACGGTCGTGCCATCTTCGACCCACATCCTGATAACACAGGCTTGAGGCGTGTCGATGGCTTCGGCGTGTTCATTGCGCTGCGCCCATGGGAATACAAAGAACTCAGCGAGGCACTATATGGCTAAAGAACAGACCATCGAAGTCGTGATTCCGCTCAAGGTCGTCTTCGAGGACAAGAACTGCATCTTCCGCAACATGAACATCATCAAGCGTCTGAAGGAGAAAGGCGTTCCGGCCATTGCCTTCACGGTGCTTGAAGGTGTCGAGTACGGCACGCTCAGCGTGTTCAAGCGTGGCGACGATATGGTGTATCAGTGGGTTGGATCAAAACCTGAGCCTGTCAAAGCCGTCGATCCGCTCAACGATGATGAGGAACTGTGATGCTATGCAAAGACTGCATACATGCCGAGTTTCAAAAGACTCCAAAGGGCAGAATCAAGAAGAAGGCCGGTGGGATCTGCCGACGACAGGCAGAAATGAAGCAGCGAGTAGAGCAGGCAGCAGCACCATGCGTCATCGTCCGTGCCCACTCGTGCCTTATCTGGATCAACACCGTGGCAACCAAGTGCCCCGAGTGGCGTGCTGCCCATCAACACACCAAGGACACACCATGACCACCAACACCGAAGCACTGCTGCGGGGTGCCTCACGCGAAAACGACGCTCATGATGAAGCAAAAGCCGACCGATACTGTGACATGGGTGTTGGCTGCGGTGCGTATGGAGCGTGCTATGCCGCAGCGAATGGTGAGCCTGAGCGATGCCCACGCACCCCCCACCACGCACAAACACAGCCCGCCCCCGCAGCGTCGGTGTCTGTACCCACAACTGAAGATGAGGCCGCTGCGATGCAGATGATCGGCTACGCATGGCTGAGAGACAACGCACCACACCGGCTGACACAACCCGCAGCGTCGGTGTCGGATGAGCAGATCGCAGCGTGCGTCAAACGTGCATCTACCTACGGCCTGCCATTTGTAGGTCTGCTTAATCCTGGCGGCACGCCATCAGACTTTTCAAAGCGGTTTACCGCTGAAATCCTCGCCCTGCGCCCGGATCAGGAAACACCAGAACAAAAAGATCAGTCGGCTTGGTGTGAATACGTCGCCGGGATGGTCTTCGGGTGGCTCCAGATGCAGCGTGAATTGCCCAACGAGGAACTGTGCATAAAGGCAATCGCCGGGATCATCGAGCGCCGCATGTGGGTGCTGCGCCCGGCTCAGGCTGGCGTGCAGGATGACTCAGCATTGATCGACTGGCTGTGTCAGCAGGTTGTCGAGGTCCGTATCCCTCTGAGATACGGAAGCCAACAGTGCTTCATCGGCTCACCTGACGACAACGACAGTGAGTCCGTGCCGTGGGATATTCGCGCAGCAATCCGCCGCGCCATGCTCGCCGCAGCACCGAAAGAAGGAGCCAAGAAATGATCAAGAAAATGATTTACTGGCACCACCCCGAAAGCTGTTGCGTTGGCTATGTCACGCACGAAAGTAACTTTCCGCAAGACGGGTGCTGCGTTGAGATCACAGAGCGTGACTACTACAGGCTGAAGCTGCATTACAGCAAGCCGAACGACTCGACCAAGCTCAAGAAGATCCGTAAAGAGCAGATCAAGGGTAAGGAAGCAATGGCCTACCTCGGTCGTGCTGCACTCTTCAAGCTCAGTAACGGCTCCCAAGTCATGATCATGTGTGGCAGCGACGATGAGATCCAATCTGTTATCGACCAGCTAAGCATGTCACGCAGCGAGCCACCTATTCTCGACAACAAACTGGTTGTTGATGGTGCGCTCGTGCCACAGAATGCCTTGCAGTTCGAGGATGAGCTATGAGTGAAAAGCGCACTCGGCAATGGCCCATACGACAGCAGGTTAAGTCGTTGAAACGGCCCACCCTTGGCGCGTTCGGCGTTGCGGCATCGTTCTCCGATGAACAGGGCAACCAGTTCATCATCTGTGCTCGCACCAAACAGGAGGTACGCGAGAAGTACCTGAAGATTTGCCCAGGTGGCGAGGTGGACGAGAAATACTTTTACAACGTCACTTTCCTAAAGTCGTCGGAAGTTGTTCTTGAGGACGAAGAGTTGTAAATAATTTCATGTGGTCTCTTCCACAAACGGTGGATTTTGTTCTATCATTTGTACATCCAATATCAAGGAGAAAGCGAGTGATGACAATGCCTCCCGAAGAGATCATGCCCAAGGCAACTTGCAAGATCCTCCCAACAAGTGCGGACGATCTGTTTCCAATCTATGTGCTCGACAATTGGCCGGATATTATCCCGACTCCTGCAACCGGACGTTCTGTAGACGTTGTTTATCACTCTGGTTCTCGACACACAGATCATGCAGGAGCAATCAATTGGTCTATGGTCAAGAGCTTCAAAGTTGTAGAAGCTGTTGAACAGGTTCCCGAGAACGCGAAGAAATACAACCACTATTTCAAGCGTATCCCGTGGAAACACGTTGACATCTATCGTCTGCTCGAAGTGTTTGGTGTGACTGACAACGCCATCGGCCATGCCGTCAAGAAGCTGCTCGTTCCCGGTCTGCGTGGCAACAAGCCCACAAAGCAAGATGTGATCGAAGCGCGCGACACGCTCAACCGTCGCATTGAGATGTGGGAAGAAGATGAAGCCGTCGCTCTTTCTGCTCCTGACGACATGCTGTAAAGGAGCGGACGATGCTCAGCTACTTCAACATATTCTTGATCTTCATGATCGGTGTGCTGTTTGGCATCGTCCTCATGAGTCTGCTTGTCATGGCTCGTCGATCAGATGACGAGATGGTTGGCACGCTTCTTCCTGTCGCATGGCGTGGCCGACCTAGCCCGCTTCAACTCGGAAAGGATGTGTCGTGGCACTACACCGACGACTCACCCGCAAACTTCCCCGAGTGGTGGCAGATCCAAGCACTCGGCGTGATCCGCGACATCAAGGAGCCCAACGATGTGTAAAGCAATTTTCCAATGCCTCATCGTCGGCTTCTTCGCATACCACCTCGGTGGATACGTCGAGTCTCTGACGACAAACGTCATCCGGCTCGATGCGTCCAAGTGGTCATGCACGGCCAATGAAGACACCGTTGAGCGCATGACGACTGAGCGTCACAACTGGCTTCGGATTCCACAAGCTGTGGTGACGTGTGCTCAGTATTCCCGCGTCACGGCAAAACCGCTGTGACAAACCTCGACACTCACGAACGAAAGGACACCCCCGTGAGCAACAACAACCTCCCAACAACGGACCTCGTTATCGAGAACATCACACCGGGTAGCGTGAAAGCTGCCATGAAGGAAGTCGGAGCATCGTCGTCCGATCTGTGGATGGTCCCCTACGAGGATATTCGCGTGATCCCCGGCTTCAACGTGCGCGTGCGCAACGCCGAGTACGAAGCTCACGTTCGCAACATCAAAGACTCGATCATTGCCAACGGCTACTACCGTGACAAGCCCCTCGAAGGCTACGTGGCGAAGGAAGACGGCAAGAACATCATTTACGTCACTGGCGGGCACACTCGTCACGAAGCTGCCGGTCTCGCCATCGAAGAAGGCCACCCGCTTGAAGCCCTGCCTGTCATCGTCAAGCCTGCTGGCACCTCTCAAGAAGACCTCACCGTCGCCTTGGTCACGGGCAACAGCGGTCGTCCTCTGACGCCGATTGAAATGGCTATCGTGGTCAAGCGTCTGCAAGGCTTCGGCTTGGACACCAAGACCATCGCTACCCGCTTGGGCTACGGCAAGAAGTACATCGAAGACCTGTTGACGCTGCTGTCTGCACCGGCTGCTGTGCGCAAGCTGGTCGAGCAGGGCAAGGTGTCGGCCACGCTGGCTTTGAGCGAGTTGAAGAAGGACGCCAGTGGAGCGGCCAAGAAGCTCACGGAAGCCGCGAAGACGGTCGAGGCTACCGGCAAGACCAAGGTGACGAAAAAAGCTCTCAAACCTGCTGTAGACAAGCCCAAGAAGGCCGATGCGCTCACGGGTGATGTGCATGCGCCCTATCAGACCAACGACGACAGTACGATCTTCCTGCTGCGCGTCTCCCCTGAAGTGGCAGAACAGATCGACGGCAAGCGCATCGAGATCCGCATCTTGGGCGATCTGCCCAAGGTCGAAGAAGACCAAGACGCCCTTTGATCAACCCTCCAACCAAAGAAGGAACCAGCCAATGAACCAAGACCTCGTGACCACGACGCAGATCGTGAAGCACATCGGTGTGATCTTCAAGCCCGAGATCATCATCGAACAGGGCGTGCAGCCTGCCGAGCGTGCGAAGAACGGCTACAAGTGGCACCAGAAGGACGTGCCTGCCATCGTCGAGGCGATCTGCAAGGTGATCACCGAGCGTGCCAAGTCGGCAGTGGACACGTCCATCGGCCATGCCAAGGACTCGACAGCCGTGAAGGTTGCCAAGTCCAACGCGCAGAAAGCCATGGGTGCCAAGTCGGGTGGCATGAGCGGCCATGATCCTCTCAATGATGACGAGGATGACGACGAACTGTGATCCGTCACACGGTCATAAGAAAGCCCGGTTTGACCGGGCTTTTTCATTTCGGCACTTCGAGCCCCATGTCTCGCATGATCACCTTCCATCGCTCTATGCTTGCCTCGATGTCGTCACGACAGGCATGCAAGAACTCGTAACGCTTGTTGTAGGAGCGTTGGGGAACGATGGAAGGGGTTGCCATGTCTGACGCCACACGCTCAACAGGAGACAGCGATTGGACGGCTTTTGCGGCATCCTTGGTCACGAGGTAGCCTCGAACCATCAAACCTTCTTCAATGATTTCATGCAGCACCCGTCGATAGGTGTGCGTGCTGTTCACGAGGACGCGAAGTTCACGTCTGGAAATAAAGCCACCAGCATTGATCGCAGCCTCAAGCATCTTGCGCTTGGCTGTCATGACACTCACTCTTTTCGGATGCACACCGGCTCGATGGCCTTGATGTAGTTCTGCAAGCCGATCACTTGCTCAGCGTCGAGTTGAGCGTTTCCTGCCACTTCTTGATATCGGCTTGCGCATTGGTCGATGACTTCAACGACCGGGGCGACATCATGAGTTGGGCATTGGGGGGTTCCGCTTTCGCTGGCTCGACGTTTGTAATCGGCGAGCACGTTGCGCAACCGGCCAAGCTCAGTGCGAGCAGCATCAGCATCACGCACCGCAGCGTCCCGCTGTTCGATGTATTGGTCATACGCTTTGTCCTTCTCAGTGTTGGAAGTTACTTCCTTCTTGCGCTCCACCTTGTTGCCCTTGATGGATGCGACAGTTGCTTGGTCACGCTCGTACTTGCGCCCTGCCTCGTACTGCATGTCCCCGTAGCGGTAGACACCAGCGAAAGCAAGGAACGCCACACACAGGGCGATTCCGATCTTCTCAGGAAGGGTCATGAGCATGGCTGCACCTCACGGATAGAAGAACAGGTTGCCAGATTTCGGAGGAACGGTTTGAACGTGCGTCCAATCAGGCGTGGACAACGGATGTTCTGCCCACAAACCGATGTCGGTCAGAGCCTTGCGGCCACCGGCAGTGAGCAGCCATGCGTCGAGCTTGCCGTCTGGATCGTAGATGTCGCACGCCTTGCCGATGACATGGTTCGAGCGCACTGCTGCCTTCTTCGTCGCAGCATTGATGGCTGGTGGACGCCAGCCGGAAGACACATGACTCTTGTTGCCGGGATGCTTGGGCAGCACCACACCAGCAGCTTGCGCACGAGCGAGAAGTAAGTTCACCCGTTTGACGGTCAGTTCTGCATTGGCGCAGATGTCCGTTGTCAGGTCTTTTGGGCACAGCTTGTCACGCCCCATCCAGTAGTCTTGCAAGCTGATTTCCATGATTGCCATCTCCTTCAACGAATGACGCACTTGAGCCGAATTATCCGGCTGTCGATGCGTCCATTGCTTGTGGTGATCGTGTTCGTGAGAATGTACGTCTGATTGAGCGCACCACCTCCCGCGTAGGTCGATGTCACGCTGCCATCGGTGATCTGTGTGCGGCTCAACGTGATACCAGCAGTGGCCGACCATTGGCTGTCTGTGACGGTCTCACCTTCTTCCAGCCATGCCGACCAGTCGAAGCTGTAGTCGAGGTTCGCACCGGGGGCGTGCAAAGCTGTGTGGGTCTTGTCTGACTCTGTGATCATGCGGCTCTCCTTACTTGCGCCACACGAGAGTCCCTACCAATCGCAACGGAGCGTGGGTAAGCCTCAACGTCGGCAATGCGTTCATCGTCATCAATGCTGACGATTCTAAGTTCAGTGCCAACATGGGCAACGCGAATGTCGTCGCTCAAGATGGCAACACGCTTGTACGGCTCTACAGATGCCATGCGCAGATCGGCATAGATTGGCACCGTGCGCAGCGGGTCAGGGATATAGGGCTCATTGGGTTGTGACGAGCCACCAAACCATCGACCGATCCAACCTCCGGTCCACTTGTTGAGCCAACCGGAGCCAGCCATCTCAATCTCCGTCGAGCGATGTCACGTTGCGACCGTCTGACGTGATCTCGCCAGCGATGCGAACGGTGGTGCCATCGAGCCCATAGAACTGCGCTGACGACGAGTTGAGACCTGTTGCTGTGCCTGCGGCCTGTGCGGCCAAGATGCGAAGCACCTGTTCTGCTGTGAATCCGGCCTCGACGACCTTCTGCCACACGGCATCGGCCACCTTGGCTGTTGTAATGCCGGGGTCTTCGGTCGTACCTGAGATCCAACCCTTAGCTTCGAGTGAGCCAGTTCCGGAGAGCGATGCCGGTGCATTGCCGGATGTCCAAGCGATTGCGCCCAAGCTGCCTGCACCAGCGAATGTGACCGTGGCAACGCCATAGGCAGGAACCGTTAGAAAGACTTCACCTGTGGCATCGAGCGTGATGCCTGCATGGCCTGTGATGTAGGTGACAGCGGCCACCTCACCGACAGCGGCAAGCGAGAACGATGCGGCACCCTCGACTGCGATTGTAAGGTCAGCCGTGCCATCAGCATTGATGCTCACCGTGGCCTCGCCGCTCGTGAACAGGGCAGCGGAAAGCGATGCTTGCGAGATCAACGAGACAACTGCTGATCCTTCCGCGTATGCCTTGCCCTCGATGGCCCCCGTGAGTGCAAACGCAACATTGCCTGTCCCGTCTGCCCATGCAGCACCCGACACTTCAGCCGATGCGCTCAGTGCAACGGAAGCGTCCCCTTGGGTGAGGGAGCCCATGATGGCCGACCCCGATGCTGAGATGCCGATGTAGCTGCGGTAGTAGGAGGAAATGCCACCGGGGGAGTAGCAAGGCAACGGGGTCTGCATCCCATAGCCAACCGGAACGCTCAGAGTCTTGTTGAAGGTCTCACATGTATAGATGTTGAAGCGATCCGAACGATCACGGAACTTATTTTCCAAGCCGGGTCCGGGTCCGAAATGACGGCCCGCAACCAAGCTCATGTGGCGTGAGTTCGGATACATTGCCATGATCAACCCCACACGTCTTCAATAGAGCCCGCAAACGTGGTCGATGCGGCCACGGCTGCACCGGCACCCAAGATCCATGCAAGGCACGCCCCATCCTTGATGATGGGCATGGAAGGAATCTGATTGAGCAGATCCTTTTCGGTCATCAGGCCAACAACGGAGAGAGAGATTTGCGCGAGAGGCTTGCAGATCACCAGTGCTGCCGTAGAGGCTGTACCCGATGCTGCCGACAACTGCACTGAGTCAACCTTCTGGATGCCCGTGTCACCAGACGCCATGGGCAGGAAGGGACCGTAGTTGTTCGCAGCCGTGCCCGAGTGAACGATGTGTGGGGTGATCGCAGATGCCGTACAGGCGACCGTGACCGGGTTCGCGCGACCGGCTGTGCCCGCTTGGTTCGTGTAGCTGTAGCTCAGGCTGTGTGCTGTAGCACCCGTGGTGGCACGAGCAGTCAGGAAGGCTCGCAACCCTGCACCGTTCGCGTAGCGCAGCGACGGTGTACCACTAAGCGTTTGAGCGGTAGCCACGTTCATGTCGATGCCGGGGTAGTAGCCCTGCACATCGACAAGTTGCAGCGTGGCAGGCACACCCGTGGCAGTAGTAGACCACGCAGCCATGTTGAGCAGATGCTTGATGGCCGTGCTCACATTGCCACCGTGGGGCATGCCGAAGATGTTCGTGCCGTCGCCCGTGGTCTCAGTGCATGTCACCCACTGCTTCGCGGTTCCGGGGTACGTGGTTGCCACCGGAGAACCTGCAAGCTGAGACATATCGTACCAGCGCCCGGCAGTGTAAGCGGAAGCGCCTGTGATCTTGTTCCAGTCGTAGCGGGTTGTTTGACCGGCTGCGATTGCTGCAACCAAGTTGTCGATGGATTGAATGGACATGCTTAACCCCACACAAAGTTGAACTGACCGTACAGGCTGGCATTTGCAGCAGTTGTTCCGGCAAAGTTAATCGCCAGATTCAAACATGCGCCTGTCTCGACCTCTGGCATACGACAACCGTTCTGCATGAAAAAGTCTTTCTCTGCGAACAGCTTATTGTCTCCTGTTGTGAAGCCGCCAAGGATCTTCGCCAGATAGAAGACATAGTTGCCACTCGGCGTTGTCAAAAACTGGATGCCGAGAATCTTTCTCACGCCACCCGGAAGCCTTGCTGCAATGGATGCTGACAAGGCCGATACAGCAGTGTCCGATGAGCCCGATACGATGTAACCGTAATTCGATAGGTTCTGCGCGTAAGGATTGCCCAGCGAGATGTTGTTCGTGACAGAGCGTGTATTGCCACTCGCATCCACGTAGTTGATCTTTGCAAGACCTGCTTGAGCTTGGGGTGTAATCTGACTCACGATGATCAGAGACAGCCCTGTTCCGTCTGTATAACGAGGAACGTCCAAGCTATTGTCGAATACTTGATATTCGTTGCTATCCCCGTCAATCAGCGGGTAGTAGCCAACGAGATCGAACAGGACACCGTTCAAAGTTCCGTAGAACGTCGTCTGTATCGGACATATTGATAGCGTATGCAGGTATCGCTTTTGACCGCTTGGTACTTCTGGTGTGTAAACAGCTTTGTTGCCAGCCGCAACGCAAGGCTTAAAGACGCAAGGGTCTCCAAGCCGCATGTCCAAGTTCGGGTATCCCGACATGAAGCAAGCATCAATGAACGGAACCGTAGTGCCGAGTTGCCCGCCAGCGTTGTAGTTCTTTAGGTATGTTTGAGAATGGTGCCTACCTTCATCGTAGGCGGCAGTCAGATCAGCCAGCGAACGTATTGGCATCTTCTCGTACCTCCACCACGCCATTCGGATGATTGGGGCAGGAGGGCTCAGGTGAACCCTCCACGTACTCGCTCAAGCGAAGACCGCAGTGAACGCAGAAGTACGCCTTGCCCATGATCAGTCTGCCGATACAGTCAGCGACCCTGCTGCGGCTTGGGGCTGAATGTTGTTCGAGATAGCCAGAGACGACGACAATTGGCCGGAAACCATGTACGCCGTCGCACCGGAGGGTGACGAGACCCACGCGAAGTGAGTTGCCGTGTTGTTGCCACCAGTACACTTCGGCCACTGCACGAGAGCAGCGTTGGCGAACGTCGAGCCGTTGTCGGTCCAAGCCGATGCCTTCGTGGCTTCCACACGGGCATAGCCGTCGTAGTTGCACTCGTTTGCCAGAGAGCCAGTTTCACCGGGGTCCGATGTGAACAGTGCCCAATAGCCCTTCGTAGCTGCACGCCAAGACGGGTCTGTGCCTTGACAGATCAGCTTCAGCAGATCGTTTTCAGTGGTGTTCGATGCGCTCATGGTCAATCTCCTTGGTGAGCAAGATCGTTGGGAGGACCGTCACGCCACCTGTGCATTGAAAGCATCAAGCACAGCAAGACGGCTGTTGAGAAAATCAATTGGCCGATACCCGGCTTCTGCGCGAACAACATGGGTTGAAGCCCACTTGCCACGGAGCCGACCAACAGGCCGACAAACTGAGCACGCACGGTACGCGGCACCCTGATCGTCATGGCATTGAGCCTGCACAGGCACGCCCAAAAGCAGGCAGTGCAGACCAAGAAGTTGAGGACTGCCAAGGTTGTCTCAGCGTGTTGCATCCTGATCTCCGTTCACCGTTTCAATACGACGGTCAATCAGGCGACCAAGACGGTTGGCAACCCATTTACCAACCTTCGGCCAATCCTCACCCACACCACCGACAAGCAGGCCCACGGGGGCGAGCAGCCAGTTGATGTCCATCGTCAGGGAGAATACTTCCTTGGTGGCATACGCCAAACCGACAGTCACGAGCACTGCCGTCAAGATGATCTTTCCGAAAAACCATGCCGCAGATCCGCGACGTTCTTCGGGCTCCCTGCGCCCCAATGACCATGCTGCCCCGGTGGTGGCTGCGAGGATGATCACGGCATAGGGGCCAACGATCCTTGCAGCCTCGGGACTGACGACGAGCAGCAGCAATGCTACTGTCGAATCTACCGGGTTTAAGCTCGATTGAGTCATGGTGCGTCCAACTGCTTTTATGTTGAGGATTCAACCAATTGGACGCTGATTGTACGCAGCTTAGAGCCTTTTCCCAATCCTTTGTCAAGTTTTGGGTCTAAATTGCTTCCGAATCACGGATACACGATATCCACCGTGAAGTCGCAAACGTACTTTTGCCAAGACGTGTAGCCGTCACGCTCCGTCTCCAACTCGAACTGCATCTGTTTGATCGTTGATGGTGTTGTCGTGATGACGCCCAAGTCGCTCAACATGGTTGCACGAGTGTAGGTGTACGTTTCAGCCGTCACACCCGTGACAGTTCGCACAAGAGTTCGTACGCCAGAGTCGTTGACGCTGTAAAAGCGCAAGGTGTAGCTCTGGCCTGTCTCTGGCGAGATGGAGTCTTCCTCGTGTCCGAAAAGAATGTCTGCTTGGGTGACACGGTTGCGATGCTTCCACGTCAGGACGAGGCTGGCATTGGACGGTGTGATGACCTCGACCAAGTTGAAGTTATTTCCATTCACGCGCAACTTACCCGGTGGGTATGGGCGTGCAAAGCGCAAATTGAATGTGATGTCGTTCGGGTACACATAGTCAATCGGCACGACACCGCCCGTTGCCGTGCGAGGGATGATCTTGACGCTGATCGTCGAAGTGCCTGCGTACTCCACGCTGTCAGATGCCGTCGCATCATCGAAAAACCAAATTTTCGATCCAACATCGTGAGCCTGTGGAATGGTGTCAGCGCAACCACGCTCGACCACGGCAAGTGTGTTCGTGAACGAAACTACTTTCACGATCTCATCGTTGATCATGGCAGCAGATCCAACCTCGATTGCATCCTCGGGAATCGCGTTGAAGTCGGATAGCGGAAAGTCAGTTTCATAGGCATCAATGGACGAACCAAGGATGCCAAGTGGGCAAAATGCAGAACTTGCTTTTACGGTGTAGTCGGATGCGGCCATGGTCAAGATCCCGTGCAAGCGTATGAGTTGTCAGGCGGCACATCTGTACCGTCAGATGCGGAATTGCGGACGGCCACTGTGTAGCTGCCATTGAGGGGCGAGCCCTTGTCACACACCGCTCCAAAGCCTGCCGAGTTGATATCGAAGTAGGCGAGATCGGCAGCACTGGCACGACGAGCAATCAAGAAGTACGGAAGCTCGAAGACATCCTGAGCACCGTAGCATGGACGGTTCGTGGGAGCTGTCCATGTGTTGCTCACCGGCACGGAGAACGCCTTATCCGGCAAGCCGAAGACATCCTGCACGCCTGTGCATTTGATCTTCCCATCGGTGATGCCAGCATCCTCAACCTTCCCAACACGAACGATCATCTCTTTGACCTTCATGGATGGGTGGGAGATGCGAATCACATCACCGGGGTAGACGTTGCGACCTCGACGGTCGAGATAGAACGTCACCTTGCGAAGATTCGAGCCAAGTGCCTTCAAGTCACGCTGCGCAACTCGCAAGGCCAACTCTGGCGTTGGAATACCATTGTAGGAACGTGATGCCGAATTGACGGTTCCACCGGACGACTGGATACCAGCAAGGTTGTGCGTGCGAACCATGCGGTCCTCATCGAACACAGCGTGGTGGTATGTCACACGCACCTCATTGATCAACGAGCCACTGTTGGCAATCACGTTCTCGGTGATCTCGATCAGACCAGTCTCAGGCGTGAACAGTGGCAAGTCTTCGACGTTGTAGCCGCCCCGGATCAGCTTCAGCGTGATCTTCCCTGTAGTGCGGTTCGTGTAGATAACAGCACCAATATGGTCGATCACCATCGAAATGAAGTTCGACAATGAGTCCGACTTTGACCACTTCAGGCAGAGACCGAACCCTTCACCGTAAAGCTGTGCGGCAGCATTCCCAAACGATGTCATGTCGAGGAAGACGTTCGGGTCAAGACCTCGACCTTGCTCCTTATCTGTGAAGCAGTAGTAGAGGATGTGGGCAGGGTTCATCGCATGGATTTCACCCGGACCATACATGTTTGGACCGGCTGACACATAGGTGTCGCCAACCGTAAGGACCGGATCTGCCCAAGTACCGTTGATCCACACATCCAAGTCGTAGTGACCTGTTGTCGTGGAGTGACCACCGCTATATGTCCAATCACAGCGCATGACCTCATGAATCTTCTGGCCGGGGCTCAATGATGCGACAGCAAGATTGGATCGGTTGAGGATATATGTGTAGTTCCCGTCCTCGGTAAGAGAGAACGTACCGAACGAAGTGCTTACCGAAGTCTGAGGTGTGAATACTGCGAGGTGCCCGAACGGTGTTCGGTTGCGCATCTGGCCTGTTAGAACGATGTCACCAACGGACCCTGTTTGATCCGTGGCACCGTTCATGACGATGGTTGCCATGCTCTGATTCCACGGACGGCCACTGTCGGTGTGACGCACGCGCATCTTCCACGACTTAGGGTACGGGTTCATCATGGACACAAGCCCATCGTAGAACAGGGTGAACACACCACGGAAACCCGGTTGTGATCGACCGTGCATGTTCACGATCTCGGTTGGACATGTCTGTGACGGCTCACCAAACATGGCGATTGCTGTGCCTTGGATGCCGCCCTCACCGTCCTCCCCACCGAACACCTCTGCCGCATCAATCGGAAAGCTGGTGCTGTCGGCGATGTGTCCTGCCCAAACACCCTTGTCGCCAACGCGAATGCACACAAGCTCGTTTGGCCGACCACGGCAGATCCCCATGTGGATACCGAAGTAGTACCGATATCCGACTACTTGATCACCACCTCCACCTCCACCGCCACTCATGGTTCTTCTCCTTGTACTTCCTTGCGTGCATAGTCGGCCACGAGGCGACCCATGGCGTCACCTGTCGCCTCGATCTTCTCAATGGGCAACCCCTTCAACAAGAACTCGCGGAAGTCGAGACCATGACGCTCGAACCATTGTCGAGCGCCACGCACACACATGCTGCACGCCTGAACGTGCTTGATTGTCACGATGATCTGTTCGCTCACTTCTTGCCTCCACCACCCTTGCGGATTGCCGTCGTGCGGTAGTTGCCCAAGCCGAGCACTGTCCAACTCTCCGTCCAGCAGTCACCAAAGATCACAGCTTGAGGCGTGCCGTCATCGACTTGAGGAAAATCGATGTCATCGAATGCTTCAGCAGTAGGAACAATGGTTTTGGGCTTTGGCGTGAGGGCAACAGCAACGAAGTACGATGCCACCATGAGGGCAAAGTATGTCAATGGTTCCATTCCAATCTCCTTAGAAAACCTGATTGCCGTCGAAAGGCGACTTGCCCGGTAAGTTGGGCACGCCACCATAGTTGTCATAGTTCCCGAACACGGTACACATTTCCGGGCCATGGTTGCAACCCGGATAGGCTGTTGCCGTCATGCCGGGATACACGTCATCGAGCAGATCGAACATCGTCAGCACATTTCCTGTGCGCGATTCAATCGTCAGACGTTGCACACCCTTTGTCGGGTGCGTGAATTGGATGAAGCCACCGTCGAATGTCAGACCTGACGTGGTGGGCCATGTGGCTTCAACTGTGATCGAAATCAGATCAACGTCTACGACACGAATAGTTGTCAGGAAGGGTGCAGCACTGGCCTTGCAGGTCCGAGGGTCATAGAGCACGTATGGACACGATAGCTGCCATCCGATGCGCAACCCTTCGCGGTTGAGTGCTGAGCCGATGGCCTCACACGAAATCTTGGCCTGACCGATCTCGTTGATGGAAACCTGAATGACCTCGCCCACGTAGCACACGGCAACGTCGTTGTCGATGTCTGCATGCTTATCGAGGATCGTCAGGCTCATGCTTCCAGATGGGGCACGACCGTTGAAGATCATTGCTGGTGCAATGTCTCTACTGGCTGTGATGTTGAGCATGTCCGACATGTCGTTGCCGGTCTGCTGAACACCGTCATCCTTGATTGCGATCTTCCGGTAGAGCTTGTCACCGGAGCCCGTGTTCACAACCTGATCGGTATCCGCAGACGTGTAACGCCAGTAGGCATCGCCAAGCTGGAAAACGTACAAGCGGACGGGGCGCCCGCTCTCTGTTGATTGTTCGGCAGTTGTAAAGCTCATGGTCAAACCATCTCAAACTGAAGTCGCCAGTTTAGACCCATGCCCACGTTCTTGAGCTTGGCCTTTCGGTTATACCCATCGCGCAGCACCCGCTCTGTGTTGAAGCGGTCACGTTGTTGCCGGTAGCACAGTGAGTAGGTGTTCGTGGCTGCAACGTATTTCAGGTACGCGAAGATGATGTCGGACACAGGGCTGTATTCCATGCGCTTGTCATCGAGTGTGATGCGAGGGTTCTTGAATCCGCTGCCGAAACTGGTGAATCGGTGATCTACGATGGTCGAGTCGAACCACCACAAGATCATGTCGTCTGCCGTACAGAAGGCAACAGTAGGATTCATGTTCTGATCAAACGTGAAGCTCAACTCGGTAACACCGGGACGCTCGAACATTGTGATCGGGTCAGCATTGTCAGCCTTCAACTTGATGGCTACACCCTCGACATAACACGTCCAGTTCTGATAGTTCAGACCTTGCGTCACGTCTTGAATCGCAACGCCACCACGCTCATAGTCAACCAAAGCTGTTGTCACCCGATCATCCGGTGGGATCATCAACGCCGGAAGCGGATATGATGAGGTTGTATTTTCAGGCAGCATGGTTTAGGTCTTTCGTGCCCAAGCGATGTCGAATTTGAATGTGAAGATGTTCGCATTCGTCTTTGGAATTGATGGGCTGAAGTGGATCTTGTGCATCCCCATCGTCGTGTAGACGCGAATTAAGTTGAAGGTAGATGTGACAGCAGTCAGGCTGATCACTTGCTTGATCGTGCGCTTATAGCTGTTGTTGGCGTAGGGTGTATCAAATGTCTGATCGTAAAAGTAGCCAAGGAAGGTTCCCGTTACGGCAGTTTGAATGTCACCAACCGCTGTAGCGTTGTAAACCATCGTGTCCAACGGTTTTGCGTTAGTAACACCGCCACCTGCAAAAGCATTGATACCACCAATGCTGCCATCCCAAGACCCAACAATATCTGCTCGACACGTCACCGTGTAGTTCGTTCCCGAGATGTTGACAGTTGCAACAGAGTCAGCCGTCGGCCAATAGATGCGAAGTTCATAAGTGACATCAAGGTATTCATCAGACAGCACAGTGATCGTTGTTGGGTTCCCGCCACCGTCCTTGATGAGTGTGCGGCTAAACATTTGACCGGATGCCCACCCTGACCCAACTTCTGTCAGGTTTCCTGCTGCTACACCGGCACCAAAGCGGTACGTGCGACGCAGATACATGTAGCCACCGGAAACATTGGACCCACTCGCCTCTGAACCGCTCTGCGTGGTCGTGTAAGCAACTTGGTTCACAAGTGCCGTTTGTGTCACGGCAGGTGTTGTCGTGCCTGTGCCAACGGCAACACCTAAAAAGACTCCACCCGATCCGACCCGATTCAGGCCAGTGTCGAGAATGAGGTTGTCAAACCAATCTGCGAGGACACGTTCAGATCCGTCCTTCTTGACAGCCTTGATGTGAAATCGACCGGCTAGATGTGCCGTTCCTTTGATTTTCAGTTCTTCGGTCATGCTAGTGTTCCTCCAACGGCAGTTAGCGTTACGCCAACTTCATCGACAGATACGGTAGTGTAGGTGAGAAGTTTATTTTCAAGTGTCCCGTAGGTGCCTGTGAGAGTCACAGACAGGAAGTCTTCGGGTGAGACGCTGTGAGTCTTCAACGTAGAACGAAGCTCGCCCCATGCCGCTGTTAGCCCCACTGTGAGATTTTCGCTTCCAGCATCGGAAGTCCAAACTGGCGTTTGAAGATACGCATAGACACCCGTCAGGCTCACCGTGACCTCATCAATCGGCGTAGCCATCTCAACCAGCTTCCCCTCTACAGGTGTGATTGAAACCGACACCGAGTCGGTGTCGCTTAGACCATACGGCTTCGATGTTAGCGTGCAATCGATATCCGGCAAACCGTCAATGTCTGACGTGCGAAGAACAATCGACGATGACACGGCACGAGCGTCATCTGTGTGGTGCCGAATCTCGAAAGCATCCTGATCAAATCGGCAAGGCATGACGAACATCACACGTTCGAGATCAGATGCGTCAAACGCTGGCAACGGGATGTGCAGGAAGAACCGCTCAGCCGTCATCTTCCAAAACGGTCCACTTGCGCTCAAAGGTGCAACGTCTGTGATCCGACGATAGATCGTTGGGCGACCATCCTTGAAGATGAACGCCAGCATGATTCGGCTGTCCTGAGCCTTCTGCATCGCATGCCAATAACCGCTTGGCTTGGCATCGAAATAACTTCCACCCAATGCGCCGACAGGCTCAATGTCGAGCGTCTGCATGGGTGCCCAAAAGCGGACCAAGCGGCCATGGGCAGACTGTAGGAACTGCCGATAGGTGGTCAACTCGTCTCGCCCCAACAGACGAATAGCGAAACGCGATTGGGCACGGTCCTTCTCACCCGGATCGACCAAGACATCGATCCCGGTCTCGCTGTCGAACGAGAACACCTTGCGCGAACTCGTGATCTGTACGTTGCTAGACCAGTCGGTTCGGAAGCGGAACAGAGGCACGCAGTAGCCCCAACCTTCTGCGACCTTGTACGACTCGTGATCAAGCAACTCCATGCGAACCGTCAACTCACCCACACGGTCGTTGAGGTTGCTCAGCGTGGGCATCGACTCAACGCGAGCACGGCGCAAAGGGATTATGCGTGTGCCTTCCGGCCATGTCTTGCTAAGACCGGAATCAAGTTCAATCGTGTCCTTGGCGCACAACTGCATCTCTGCATTGGCAGGCGTCTTGATGACACGACGAACCTCGAAGTCCTCTGGATCACCGTTGGTGATCAACACAAGGTCATCGTAGTTGTACTCACGCTGCTTTACCGGCATGAGGCTTTCCACGGCATCGTATGTCGCAGAGACGGTGCCACCGAGCCATGGGTCTTGATAGGTGTTCTCAGGGAACGTCACCACGCTCTGACCGGCAAGCAGGCCACCGGCAGGACGGTACTGCTCGTGGAACAGCGGAAACAGGATGTCTCGGACACCGTATCCCGAGAAGATGTTGCTCAGACGCGCACGCATCGAGCGGTCACGAGTGAAACTCACTTCAAAGCTGCGACGAGGCGAACTGCGCAAGGCTCGACGCTGCTCATCGTCCGTATCGCTCGACAGGATCAGCGTTTTGTATTCGAGGCGTTCGAGGATACCGTTCTTCCAGTTCGGAAGGACCGTCCAGACGGGCAGGAAGAATCGCTCGTCCGTGCCAGATGTCGAACGGAAGCCGGGACGATCCGTGTCAGGGATCTCGCTTGTGGAGCCCAACCACGAGGTTTTATTCGATGCGTAGACGAGGCGACCGTCCTTCCAAAGCGAGAAGACCACGCAACAGCTTGTGGATGTCGCGGCCAAGTTTGACAGCTTCACATCGAGCCACTTCGGACCCTGCATGAATACCTCAAACGACGTGGACACGACACCATCAGCCGCCTTGTTGAAGAACAAGCACTCCTTTGGCTGGCTGTTCGAGTAGCGCAGATTACCCTTGCTCTCGTAGGTGCCCTCGCCCAACCACCAAGACGCTGCCTGATCGGCGTAGCACTTAATGACGTAGGTTCCCGGCTCCAACACAAGCTGATAGGACATGTAGACCGTGGCATGTGCTGCCAAGGTCATATCCGATGCTGTACACAGCGCAAGTTCACCGTTCGTGAACGAGGCTGCGACGGCTGTCGGTACAGGAAAGTCGTAGATCGCAGAAGCCATCATCACCCCAAAATCTGTTTGATGGTTGCAGCGTTGCGACGAATATGCTGGACGATAACCTGTTCACCGTCAGCCGAAGCCATTGCTTCTGCCACCTTGGATCGGTCATCGACAAGCACGAATCGTGTCCCTGCCTGATCACTCGACTGCGAGCCACCGCCTGCACCACCATTGAGAATGTTACGCGGATCTGACGCCTTCAAAACCTCTTCGTTCTTTTGCAAGATGGCCGGGTACTCGTTCGGGGCCAAGCCGACGATGCCACCAGTGTGATAACGAGGCGCAGATGTGAACCACTCGGCAGCAGCACCACGCGAGCGGCTAAGCGATCCGACGACACCACCAGCGTGTGCGACGTTTGCGGGAATGCTGGCTGTACCTGCTGTAGCTGTAGCACCACCGGCAGCAGCACCACCCATGCCCATTGCCGCTTGAAGTGCCCGAAGCACATACATCTCAGCAATAGCCATGATGATTCGACGCATGAAGTCAGCGAAGAACTTCAATGCGGCAGCACCCATGTCTCGGAAGCCGTCTCCAATACTCTTTTGACCTGTGACGATGGCATCAAGGTTATTGCTTAGGCTATCGAATGCCGCGCCAACAGTGCCCTCAAGAGCATCACCCATGATGGCAAATTGGTTCTTCGCAACAGTTGCTTTATCGGCAGCAGCCGTGAGCGTTGCAATGAATTGCTGTTGAAGCTGTGGAGACGCAAACACATCCTTGTTTGCCTGAGCCCATGCGATCCCATCATTCTTAACCTTTTCGATCAATGGGCTCGTGTTTGCAATGATGTCGTTTACCTTCTGCTCAGCTTCAATCCGGTTGATCTGCCCGTTCTTCTCTTCAGCGGCCACTGCATCGATCTGCGTCTTGCGTTGCTCGATGAGAGCGTTGATCTGTTCCTCGTAATACTTGCGAGCCGCCAACCCCTTCTGCACTTGGATGATCTGCTGCAACTCTTCCTTCTTCTGCGTTGTACCGCTGGTATCGATGTTGTTGTTGAACTGTTTCAACATCAACTTGTCGATATCGCGGAACGTGTCAGCGTAGGACTGGTCGATGGCAGCGAGCCGCTTGTCCAAGTTGTCCTTGCTCTTGCGACCGGCAGCAGCTTCGGCCTGTTCGAGCTTGGTCTGAAGTGCGTTCTCTTCCTTCAGGATCTCATCGCTGAAGTTAGTTTGGATCTGCTGACGCAACTCACCGCGCAGACGCGACAAGCGATCAAGGAAGGCTTGGCGCACACCCTTGTCGGCGATCTTCTCGATGTCGGCTTTCAGCGCATTGGTCTGAAGGTCAACAGCGGAAAGTTGATTCTCAAGCGTTTGTGAGGAAGCACGGTTGATGCGTGCGTCCAAGGCATCCAAGCGGTCCTGAAGCGACTCGACGAGACGTTGACGTTTGGCGAGTTCTGCTTCGGTTGGGCCAGTGTTGCCACCACCATTGCCCTTACCGGGAAACTTGGTTGCACCCTTACGGTCTGACAACTTGACGCCATCTGTGCGAACAGCGTCGTTGATCATGTCTTGCTCGATCTGAGCGATCTTCGTCAGTTCGGCTTGCAGATCATCCTTGAGCTTCTTCGCACGATCCGTCTGCTTCTGATACTCCGTGTCCGTCACCTTGTCGATCATCTGACCGACAGCCGATGCGAGCTTGGTATTTCCAATCGTGTTCAGGAAGGATTGGAGCACGCGACCAACGCGACGGATCATCTCGTTGAAGCCGTTCTCCACTGCAACTGCTGCGTTGGTAACGTAACGGGGAATCTCTTCAAATGCGATCTGAGCACCGTACTTGATCTGCGTCCATGCGCGATCCAACGATGTGACCATGAGCACGCCAAACACCCGCACAGCGGCGAACTTCTCACGCAGATAGGTTCCGATCTCCCAACCGATGATCGCAGCAGACAGAACCAAGAATGCCTTCTGCAAGAACTTCAACTCTGTCGCAGCACCCTTGGCAGCGTCTTTCACGTCCAAGAGGTTTTGTGCCATGCCGATCAAAGACCGTGCGATGTTGATGCCGATGAACGCTGTGACGACAGCACTCAGCGCATCGAAGTTCTCGACGAGCAGAACGATGATGTCAAGGACAGACTCAAACGCACCGGCAAGGTTCTTCGCTGCATCCTGACCATCAGGGCTTGCGATGAACTCGGAGATGCGCTTGATGGCGGCAGCGTAGGCATCAGCAAACCCGGCGTCAGCGACAGCCAGTTTGAAATCGTTGACGACGTTCGTCAGACGGGCTTGTGAAGCGGCCAAGCTCTCGGTTGCAGAGGGCAACTGGGCTTGCACGATCTCACGATACTTCTGCGCAATCAGGATCAGTTGCTCTGCACCAACCTTACCTTCTGCCATGGCCTTGTTCAGATCGGGGAACTGATCTTTCAACGCCTGTTGGGCAACCTCTAATACACCGGGCAGACGTTCGCCAAGCTGTTGACGCAATTCTTCAGCACTGAGCTTGCCCTTGCTGAAAATCTGTTGCAGTGCCGTGAAGACACCGTTCAGATCATCGGTCGTCAGCCCAAGGACTCTGCCCCCTTCGGCAAAGGTCTCGAAGATGTACTTGATCTCTTGCCGTCCGCGCCCTGCCAAAGCAGCGGCAGCAGCAAACTTGCTGTACTGCTTTGCCGTGTCCTCAAACACGAGCCCGATACGATCAGACTGATCACGGACGTACTTGTAATCCTCGTCGATGGCCTGCTTGTCCATGGTGCCGAGACCGACGCCAATGACCGTCTTCGTGGCCTGACGCTTGTTGTATGCATCAAGGGAATTGCCTGCAAGGCTGATTGCACCCTGAAGACCAACGTAGCTTGCAGTGAGCGACAGGATCTCGCCACGGATGCGTTGCATCAGTGATAGGGTTGTGCGCCCACCGTCACCGTCACCGAACAGCTTGTCGTTCTTCTTGCCCGCACTCTCCGACTCAGTGCCGAATTGCTCTACGGCTTCGGCCAGTTGGTCAGAAGAGGTCTTCGCCTGACGTGCTGTGTCGGTCAGACGGTCTTGGGCTTCTGCGAGATTGGTCGATGAGATACCAGCCTCATCAAGAGACTGCTTGGCAGCATCAGCAGAAGTGCGCTCACTGGCGAGCGCATCGGCAGCACGCTTGGCAGCAGCTTGGGCCTGTGCGAGAGAGGCTACGAACGACTGACCAGACTCACCACCTTGGCGAACAGCAAGAGCGTACAAGGCCACCTTTGCCGTGGCATTGGCGTATTCCTCTTCAGCACGCTTGACGGCTTGCGCTTGCTGGTTGTACGTGTCGATCAACGCAGCCTTGTTTGCAAGCTCGCGTTGCACGGTGTTCAGGGCAATCAGCGTCTCACGGTAGTTCTTCACCGGACCATCGATCTGACCAATGGTCTTCGACAGATCGGAGACAGCCTTGTCAACCCCATCGAGAGTTGCCATCGACTCACGAGATGGATCGGCAATCGACTGAATCACGTTGCGCAGCGATGCCGTCGCGGGCACCAGTGAAGCCGATGCCTGTGACAACGTGTTGTAGCTGCGAACGGTTGCTTGCGTGTCGTCAGCGGTCTTCTTCAGCGTAGCGTTGAGTTCGCTTTGAGCTTTGGCCTGTGCAGCGGATTGCTCGTTCGTGCGTTTCGTGATCGCGTTTTGCAGATCGGCCAATTCCCGTTGGCGTGCGATCTCGCGGGCACGGTTGAGCTCGGCTTCGTTGCTCTGCGAGACAGCTTGACGGATCGACTCGGATGGACCGTTGAGGTACTTCTTTCGATCAGCCTCGCGTGCGGCCTCGGCAGCGGCAGCACGGGCCTGTGCAGCCTCGAACAACTCGGCGTCACGGGCAGCATCTTTTTGCGCCTTGGCGGCAGCACGGGTTGCCTCGCGGGCAGCGGCCACTGTCTCACCGTAGTTCTTGACTGAGGTGTTCGCACGGTCGTACACGAGCCCCAAGTCAGCCGATGTCTTGAGAAGCTGCGTTTGGTACGTGGCGAGATCCTGAGTGTCGGCACCAAGATCCGTGAGTTCTTTGCGCAGAGCGGCTTGACGGTTCAACAGCTTGTCGAGCGTCTGCTGCGTGCCTTGGTACTTGGCGTTCAGGTCGAACAGCTTTTGCGCCTGTTCCTCAGTGACCTTGCCAGAGTCCTTCTGCTTGGCTTCGAGCTTTTCGTATGCCTCACGAGCCTTCGTGACAGCGTTCGTTGCCCGGTCGATCTTCGAGGGCAGTGCCTCGAACTCCTTGACCAAAGAAGCGTTGGTCTTGATAGACTTTTGAACCGACTCCAAGGCAAGCATCGTTGCCTTGAGCCCGTCGATGGAACTTTCACCACGCTTCGCGGCTTCGGATTGAGCCTGAAGGGCTTTCTCCAAATCCGCGATGCTCTTGGTGATGGATGCGAGATCATTCTTGCCCTTTAGCTGAGCACGAATGATCAGGTCGATGGTTTTGCTGTCAATCACTTTCGTCCATCCTCTTCAGCAGTCGTTCAAGGCGTTTAGCTGCCTTGTCTGAGAGGACGGACGCTACAGCCATCTGAAGCAGCGCAGTTTCCTCTCTTCGTCGGAACGCATTTCGCTGCCGCACGATTCGAGCTTCTGACCATGCAAACGCAACCGGATACTGCCTTGCGTGTGCATGGCCTTCGCTCAGGAGCAAACTCACATCGCGGCGAAGGCCAAGGTAAAACCGGATTACGGCTGATTCCCGATCTTGCCCATAGCCCCCGTGATCTGCTGCGGCACCTTCATGTTCATCGCTGTCAGGAGACCCGCGACTGTCTCCATGAATTTTTTTACGCCACCCACCTCGGCGAACGTCAGTCGGCCAATATCGGACAGCGCATGAAGTTGCACGGGGAACGGGAGCTTCGCTGCATTGGCTGTAGCATCCGGTTCACCAGCGGCCAAGGCAATGACGTTTGCCGTGAAGCCGGGTGCTCGGGTTGCCAGCGTGACAGCGAGCTTCTTGATGTCGTCTTGCCCGAGGTTGCCCCCATCAACGAAGAGATCGAACAACTCTTCAATGTCGGGAAGATGGGTTCGGATAAGGATCTCGATGGCCTGCAACGACAGGCCGGTGACGATGATCGTTTTATCCGAACCGATGGGCACCTTGGCTGACGGTGGGGTGTAGCTTGCGAGTGTCATCACAGCCACCTATCAGGCAGGACGACCGTCAACGTAGACGGCTTCCAAGGAACCCTTCTTCAAGATTTCCATGGTGAAGCCGACCTTCTGCCAGTCGTCACCCTTCAGGTTGTAGTCGCCATCGGGAGACAGCTTCACGTAGGGCATGTAGATGTCACGCTTGGCACCCACGGGGTTCGTGCCCACGAAGCGAACAGCACCGTAGATCGAGTCGGACGACGAGATCACACGCTCGCGGGTGGTAGCGGCGATGTCATAGGTGAACTGCACGTCGGTTGAAGTATCGGTCAGATCAGCGGCATCGGCCTTGATGTAGACACGACCGAGTTCTTCGTCCACCTCATAGTTGCCAACGGCAACCGTGGTGGCGTAACCGGCACCCTTCTTCAGCACCACGTTGGAGACCTTGCGCACGCCAGTGGGGTTGGCTGCGGTCACGCCGAGTTGCACGAAGCGATCACGCTTGACGGAAATGACTTCTTGAGCACCAGTGGCCGACGCTTGAGTCTGCACGCTCTTAGAGCCTTGGAAGAACAGGGCCAAGTTCTCGCCAGAGATGCTGTCGCAGGAGAACTTGCCAGAGCGGTCCATGGACAACTGCACCGAACCGTCCTTGGACTTGATACCGGCGTCAGAGTCGTAGTGGTCGAGGCTTTCAGCCGAAGACGAGGTGGACACTTCAGGCGTGTTGCCCAAGTAGCGTTCGCCTTCACCACGGGTGGTCGAGGTCACGGAGACGTTCGAGGCAAAGCGGTCGAAGAAGACTTGGCCTCGACCAAGCGTGTACTGCTTGCCGTTCAGATCGGAAGTAATGGGCATGGCGTAACTCCTTTTGTTGATGCCAACACAGACGGTGGAAATTATGAGCGAAAAACTGCCTACGCTGTACGGGTTGCGAGACCAATTTGAACTTGAATGTAGAAGAAGGCTTTTGGCGATACCCCTTCAGTCGGTGGACGAACAACCGGGGGCTGCATGGAAAAGTCCGTGATCAGGTTTCCAAGCAGGTACACGTCAGGCACGACAGGGCGACCATGGGCTGTTTCCGCTGTGATCTGGCGCAGACACCGCTCAACGTCTTCGCCCATCTCGTAGACCGGATCAGTAGGGTTCTCGCTGTCATCCGGACACCAGCCTTGCAGCAACAGCGTCCAGCGTTCGTTGCGGCCACGGTCAAGATCACCGATCTCACGACCCGGATCGGGGCGTGGGGCTTCAAGGATCGACAGCAGGGTTGCCGGTGCCTCGTCGCCGAAGACAGCGATACCACGACGCACGCCTGTGCTCAGGTCATGGTCGTACCCATTTGCAGGCGTGATGGTTTTCAGCAGATCGGTCAAAGCGATCAGCACATTCAGACGGGGAGACTTAGCCACGGCTCAACCTCGCAAATTGACGCAGGAACTCCGACGCAACATCGGAAAGCACTTTTGGCGTGACATCGACAGCCACGCCACGGAAAACCTGATCGACGGAAGGACCGTAGAGCAGGTAGACATTCTTGCTCAAGGCCACGGCACCAGACGAGTTGGCGAGCGTATCACCGGGCTTGAGGCGCACGGCCAAGCCCATGTTTCCGTTGCGCAGCTTGACCAAGAACGCTTTTTTAAGCAGCCGCGTGCGTCCGGGTTTGACCTGAACGCGAACGCCCAATCCACGGGTGTTGCGTCGGTCTTGGCCTGCTGTACGGAATCGGGCAAGTGCTGTGGCACGGTCACGACCACTGATCGTGCCTTGCGGGTCAGCCTTGGTTGCCTTGCGGCTCACGTACAGCCGAGGTCTGCCGGTGCCGTCGCTTTGTTCGAGGTAGCCTTCGGGGAAGGCAAGCTGCTTGCGCATCTCAGCCCGAATGTCAGGGAGGGCTTTGCGTTGAGCCGTGCTATTGATCGCAAGAGCAGCGGCTTGCATGGCAACATCAGGCAGGGCATCGACGTACTTCTGCATGTCTGTCAGTGCATCGGCAATGACGGATACAGCCATATCAACCTGCCTTTCGTGTTGCCTGCCACACCTCTTCAAGTGGACCGTCCGAGACCTCTTTCGTGCTCAGGACGAAGATGATGCCGGGACGATGAGCGAAAGTCACTTCCGAGTTCACCCGTGCAACCAAGCCTTCAGGGAAGTCGCTTGGCACAAAAACAATTCGATCAACTGCCTCCATCGTCTGCGCGAACCCCTGATCAAGCAAGTCACCGTACACGGTTGTTGCCTCATGCAGTCGGGCAGAGATTGGCTCAGGCACGCTCATCGAAGTGCTCTTGAGTTGCGCAGGCACGCCAAAGGTGGAATGAACCACCCGGCGTGCCCGTGCCTTTGCGTCAGCAAAGTTGAAAGCCATTACAGACCTTCGTCAGTCTTGGCCTTGCCCTTGGCAGGTGCCGTGGCCTTGGCGCTTTCGTCCACGGGGTCACGCACGGCTTCAGGGTTCATGGTCTCGATGTCAGCGATCTCGCTCTCGGTGAAGTCGAACGCCTTGTGCAGTTCAGGTGTCACCAGCTTGCCCGCACGCACGACCGTGATCGATTGCAGGGGGATCTTGGAAATGGTCTTTTCAGCCATGGGTTGCTCCGGTAGGAAATGAGGGTTGAATGGTTTGCTGCACGGGGGACACAGCGACTTGCGAGGTCAGGTCGATCAGGAGACCTTGATCGAGAAGGTGGCGTCAGGCTGCTTGGGCACCATCAGCGGGGCCGATTGGGTCATCAGCATTTCGACGGAAGGGTCTTCCTGCTCCCACACCTTCGGGAAGATTTCGAGGGCACGATATTGCGCACCCTTGTCCTTGATCGCACCGAAGCAGCGAACACCTTGAACGGCTTCAGAGAAACCGCAGACGGTGTTCTGATCCATGATGTACTGCTCGGAGCCGGTCTCGTCGAGGTACTTGCCAGTGTGGACATAGATGTCCATACGGCCACCGTCGTTGGTCGAACGAATGCTGCCGATGTACTCCACACCCTCGTAACCATCGGTCATGGTCTTGAGTTCGCTGAAGCTGTCCTTGTAACGGGTGTCCAACAGATCCTTCAGGTTCACGCGGGTGCAGAACTGATCCCATGCCACGCCACCGAACACATGATTCACGATGCGGGCACCGGAACGGTTGTTGGCGTTGACACGAGCGGCCTTCAGGTTCGCCAGAGGCGTAGCTGCGGCGTTGTCCCACTTGGCAGTGCTGGTCAGCGTGTAGGTCAGCGACGAGTTGCGACGGAAGTCAACCAAGGTCTCAGGGTAGTCCTCGCCCTTGATCGTCACCTTGCCGTCCACGATGGCCTTCGCAGCCATCCATTCTTGGGTGTTGCGATGGCGAACGCTGTGTTGACGCAGCAGTTCGGCAACCACGGCATCACGTCGCTGCATCAGCGACAGAGAGCCGGTGCCCAAGGCTTCACCGGGTTGACGCTCGATCACCATGTTGGGATCGACGATGTTCTTCGGCTTGACATAGGCAGGCTTGAACGTGCGTTGTTCGTAGCCGTCGCCACCGAAGACGCGACCTTGGACGTTCGGCACAACGAACGGGGCCAAGCGACGGTCGTCACCGTAAACCACGTCGAATGAGATGGAGGGAGTCTCGAAGTTGATCTGACGACCAAAGCACATGTCGAGGAAGAAGCTGGTGGGTGCGCGAGTAACGCGCAAGACTTCCAGCAGAGTCGTGGTGTCGTAGAAGGCCATGATGCCGTTTCCTTTCTATGTCGGAGTTCTGTTGATGCCGGTGATCAGGCTTGCACCTTGCCGACCGTCAGCGGACGGTTGCCGAAGAAAGCCTTGCGTTCTTCGTAGGTGTCCAGAGCCGTGCCAGCAGGCCAACCGATGATGGCGTGGTTGAAGCAGCCGGTACGGAAGTACGGGCACTGCTGACCAGTGGATGCGGCCTGTGCGGCGATGAAAGCCTGATCGGCAGTGTGAGTGCCAGCCACGAACGGGGTCACACCCGTGTTCGTGATAGCGATCAGTTGGTACTTCGTGATCGCAGCCAGAGCAGGGGCAGCGTCGGTCTTAACCGGCGTGTCACCTGCAAGCAGGATCTCCGAAGCGAACGTGCCAACCAAGGCACCAGCAGCGATATCGTTGACAGCCATGTCGTTCTCCTAAAGTGGTGTCAGGGTTGGTGAATTACTTCTTTGCAGAAGCGCCGAACTTGCGACCCGAAGCCAAGCTGTAGTTGGCGAGGATCGACGAGGCTGCGGTTGCGGCCTTCTCTTCTTCGTTCGGTGCATCTCCGGTTGCGTCCGCACCCACTTGTGGATTCTTCGACGCATCCATGGCAGCGGCAAACTGGTTCTCACGATTCGCGGCAGTAGCAGCGGCAGCGGGAGCTTCAACAGGAGCAGCGGCCAAGATGGCAGAGGCGGCTTCGACGGACAGGTCCGTGTTCAGTGCCAGATGGCTTGCCAGCTTTTCACGACCCTTGGCGTGCTCGCACGACTGGATGCCGTTGATGCGGGCACGTTCGGCCATGCGGGCTTCTTGAGCAGCGGAAGCAGCTTGCTCGGCAGTTTGGGTGCTGTTGGAGGCGGCACCCGGCGCGTTTTGGTTGTCTGCCATCTCTGGCTCCTTTTTAACGGACAGTTGAAGATTCGAGCCGGATAGCTCGCTCAATAATGCCTGCACCGCCATGGAGGGCGTTGCAATGGCATCCACGAAGCCGATGGACAAAGCGTCCTCGGCACGATAGCAACGTGCTTCGGTATCGAGCACGGTTTGCACATCAAGTTTACGACCAGTTGCGACCAGTTCTGCGAACGATTGTCGCGTTGCGTTGATGCTGGCCTGCATATCGGCCTTCACGGCATCAGGCAATGCTTGGAACATGTTGCCGTCAACCTTGTGATCACCGGAGTAGATGAAGGTGATCTCAACACCCCACGACTCCAACATCTTCGAGATATCGACGTGCATAGCGACCACGCCAACGGAGCCGACACCACCGGAAGGTGTCACAGCGATGCGGTCACACTGCGAGGCAAGTGCATAGCATGCCGAGTAGCAGTTTGAGTCCACGATAGCCAATGTTGGCTTGCCGTTGGCAAGACGTGGAATGTCGGCAGCGCACTCGAAGCAACCAGCAGCCTCGCCACCGTAGCTGTTCATGTCGAACACGATGGCCGACACGTCAGGGTCAAGACCGGCCATGGCGACTTGAGCCCGGATGAAGTTGTAGCCCGTCACATAGCCGTATGCACCGCCGAAGCGGTTGATCAGCGATCCGGTGACAGGGATCACGGCAACGCCTTGGCTGAACGCAAACGGCTTGTTCTGTTCGACCACGGCAAGGCCAATGGCAGCGCACATATCTTCACGACGAGCGAGAAAAGCCTTCTGCTGTTCTTCCTGATTGGCTGTAGCCATTTGACGCAGGTCAGATGCGAGCGTCGTCAGATGAGCAGCAACAGCCACCTCACGATGGTGCATCCGTGTGATTGCTTGACGTGCTGCGAATTCAGACATTTTGATCTCCTGACGATGTATCTGCGCCTACGTTATTGTCGCTCGTATTTTGGTCAGCATTTTGCCCCTGTTGTTGCTGTTGGGGATTGCTGCCCTTCATCTCCAAACCGAGTTCTTCGGTGAGCTTCTTTTCACGAGCACGTTGACGCAGGATCTTGCGGTAGTCCACGCCGAGTCGAGCGCATTCGAGTTCCAACGTGGACATGTTGTTTTCGATGCGCATGATTGCCGACTCGGTTTCCTTCTTCTCATCGATCTGACCACGGCTCGCACCGATCCATGTGCAGTTGATCAGGGCTTCGCGCATCACGGGGTCATAGAACACATCTGCTGCGGTCTTGCCAGCAGGCAGCGGCACGTTACCCGCATTGATCTCTTCTTCCAGCCAGAGCGTGTAAACCATGGTGGCGAAGCGTTCAGCCACGGCACGCTTGCGAGACGACATGTGCTTCTCGGTCTCGGCCATGGATGCGCGAGCAGACGAGTAGTTCGTCTTGCTGTAGTCGCGGGCAAACTGCTCATAGCTCAAACCGAGAGCAGCAGCCGTGTGGCGCAGCAGACTTTCCTCGAAGCCCGTTCCGATGCCACCGGGGGTTCCAACAGGCTGAAGGTTCAGCTTCGTTCCGGGGAACAGGTGCGGGATCTTCACACCGTCGATCTGGATGCCACCCGCCTCACCCACGTAGGCTTGCAAGTTCTGCATGAAGCTGCCAAGCACATCGCCGAAGCCGGGTTGACCGGCGCCCATGGCCCCGAATACCACTTCGCGTGGCAGTTCGGACTCAATGGCAGCAGCGTAGGTGGCATTGACGACTGCGTTCTGCAACGTGATGTCGCGGAACTGGCGTGTCATCTTCATGTTCTTGAGCACGGCCACCATGTCGCTCACGCCACGGCTTTGATCGGGGCGCATCGGTTGGTGGATGTGGAGCACTTGACGACGACCCCACGGCTTGCGTGCTGGCACGTAGATCCAGCGTGCAGTTTCGAGATCGTTGTAGAAGTCGGTTGGGTGCGATGCACGAATCCAATAGCCGATGGCACGACCGTACATGTCACGCTTGATGCCACGACGCAGGTAGCGGTCATCCGGCACATCGTTGGGGTTCGACAAGCGGCTCGGGCTCACAAGCTGAATGGCTGTCGAGAACGGACGCAGAGAGCCACGCAGCCACTCGACGGTGCCCAATGCTTCCCCGGTCAGGATCTCACCCACCGTCACCAAACGGACAAGACCCGTGAAGGTCTGAGAACCAGCCGCGTCGAACCAGCACTCTTCCGATTCAGCCAAGAGGTTGAAGCGGGATTCGACCGTGCGCTGAAACTCTTCGGCCCAAGCCTCGTCGGCACCCAAGATGTCGATGTCAGGTTGAGCGTTCAGGCGAAATTGATTTCCGACGATGCTGTCACGGTGGGTGTTGACAGCGCCCATGGCAAAACCGTCGTTCTGCACGCTGTTGAGCGAGCGAGCGTCGGCCATCTCCTTGACCGGGTTGATTTGCCGGTCAGGTGAAATGATTGCAGGGGACCACGAGAAGGTCTCGCGGGTATTGCGCTCAGCACCTTCCAGTCCACCACCAATGGCTTTGGGCTGCAAAGGTGTGACTTGCGTGATGGAAGGTGTTTGTTTGCTCATGGTCAGAAGAAGAATTGTGCTGGCCCGTTTTGGATAGCACTCAGCCCAAGGGCAACGCGAAGCTCCTTGATGTAGGCAAGGAGTCGCTGTGCATTTGCCGTTGTGAACTCAACTCGCTCACCGTTGCGGTCAACGATCACTCGAACCGCTTTGCCGGTTTGAAGATCGTGGTATGCCTGTTCGGCTTCCGCAAGTTTTTGTTCAGTGGTCAACGACATGTGGAATTTACCTCGTCAGGCTAGAGCTTTCCCAAATTGCCGAAAATCATAGCCGGATTCTACGGTAGCAGCAACGGCATCTTCGGCGATAACCAAATCATTCTTGTCCCATTCTCGCGCCCAAGACGGCGGATTATCCCAATCGATGTGCTCGATACGAATAAGTTCGGACACGCACAAACCGATCATGTAGTAGCACAAGTCCCATGCTTCGTTGCGCACGCCCTTTGCACACTCCCACCCTTTCGGCCCACGGAACTCGGAGCAAAGCTCGGCAAAGAAGCTATCCGACAACCAGTCAGGGAAGGTGAACATGCCCTTCCCCGGCTCCAAGCAATCGAGGCGACCGTTCAAGTCGTCCTTGAGCACATTGGAGTTGAAGAACAGCACGGGCACATCCCCACGCGCACCAGACTTGCTGTCCTTTCGACCAGCGTCGGGGTACGTGATGCGAGTGCGAGGTTGGTTTGGCTTCGTCTCACCCTTGAACAGAATGAACCGGCGATGCTTATTCTCGCTTCGCAGATGACGGTAATACTCGTAGGCACGAGTCGTCACGCCCTCTTTACCACCGGAGTCGCAACCAGTGAACTTAATTTGCATCCGACGACCTGAGCCGTCTGCAAGCGGGTAGGTTTTCTCGATTACATGCTCGGTGATCTCGTGCCAGTCTTCAGCATAAGCATGTGGTCGAATCCACTCGGCATCGCCATCTTCGTCACGACGCTTTGACTTGCGAATGTCGAATCGATCAATGAGCACCGTGTCAAACGGCTTGCCCGGACGGATGCCGAACACCTGTACCTCGAATCGATTGTTCTGCACGTCCACTGTGGCGACCAAGAAGCGCACGTTGGCAGGAACCATCTTTTCGGGAAGGTGTTCGGCACGACCCTTCAGGGTCTCCGGCAACCGGCCCATTTCGTTCATCGACTTCGGGTAGTAGGGCTCGCCCAAGTCGTTGTTGTAGAACTTCTTGAGGGCTTCTTCTGAGCCTGTACGCTCGTAGTCGTCGCTCGCGTCGAGGTACATGGCAACGAGCTTTCGCCATGTGACGAATGCTGCTGCGACCCCATTGAGCCAGAACGAGGCAATCAGCGTGCGAGGTGTGCTCCCGGTGATCCGGCCATACTCGTCAACAGTCTGACCGTCTTTGACCCAAAGTCCCCACTGCTGCATCTCATTGCGCTCGTCGGGGTGGATTTTATATCCGCAATGTGGGCACACCATTCTGGTCGTCTCGGCAGCTTCGAGGTTTGTCATCCCCGGCTGCTTGTCCCACGTCAGCATCGTGAAGTTGCCCTCGAAATACTTCGAGCAAGATGGGCACGGCCACTGCCAACGACGACGATCACCACGGTTGTAAAGCGCCAAGATGCCCGTGCAGGGTGGTGCCTCGTGTGGTGTCGTGCGAATCCACTTCAGGTTGTCAATCGGACGCGATGGTGACGACTCGGCCACGGTCATTGCGTAGGAGCCGAACGTGGTTGTCCGCTTGGACGCCAAGTCGAAAGGCTCACCGTCGCCACCCACGTCGTCATCCATTCGATCACGGTCAGTGAGGATGATGCGAGGGATGGGCTTACCGGCAAGCTCGGTGGGTGTCGGCCATGACAGCGACAGCATCATGCCGGTCTTGTAGTGCTTGTCGAACGTGTTGTCGTTCTCAGCACCCGGCAGTAGCATCTTGCCGATCTCTTCGCTGTGGCGATGCAGACGGTCGATACGACGAATCGAGAAGTCCCGTGCAGCAATCATGGTAGGGCTCACCACCATGATGTCCATCGGCTCAACCTTGATCGAGTAGCACAGTGAATTGATGACCAAGCTGTCCGTCTTCGCGCACTGCGCAGGCCCAACGAAGACCATGCCGCTGTAACGATGGGACGCAAACGTATCCATCGGCTCGACCATGTACGGTGCCGTGCTGTTCAGCCATGGACCGATGTAGGAGCCGGGAGAGTACACGTAGCGATACCGTTCTGCTGCCCGTGAAACAGACATGCGCTCGGCAGGGCGAAGAATCGTCGAAAGCTCGACGATGATCTCGCCTATGTCTTCATAGTGCGTCGTTTTCTTCATCGTCAACTTCGTTCAGTGGATCAACTACCGATTGCTCGACAGGCTTCTTCTTCTTCGGTGTGAAGTTCTCCTTGATGGCACGCACAAGGTCAGTTTGGGTTGCATCCACGACGGCATGAATGACCTGACGTTGCTTCTCGCTCAACTCAGACTGACGGTCAACCGTATCTCCAAGCAGCTTGAGTGCCATCGACATGAGCTTCATGAGTTCACCAACCTTCGACACAACCTCGGTTGTAGGCCAGAGATCACCTTCGGCTTGCAGGTAGGCTTGTCGAGCCCGCTGGCCTGCCCAAAACTCCTTAGACAGATGTTTCGGGAGTTCTGAGTAGTGCATGTTCTTGATGTACGACTCGATATCTTGCGTCGGCTTGACGAGATGGGGAGCAGCCTTCCACAAGCCCCAATAGTGCGAACCGTTGCGCACACCACAAGGCTCGACGTGACGCAGCTTGCGACGAATCGTCCGAATATCCATACGGAAGGCTTCTGCCAGTTGCGTCATGTTGAGACCATCGTAGATGCCCAACTGAGACTCCCGGTCAATCCCCCGTTCCATCCGTTTCGTTGTTTCTACTTTGCTCATGACGTTCGATCCATTCGGCCAGTTGGTCAGATTCGAGGAATAGGACAAGCTCGATGTAACGGGCTTGGTGATCCTTCAACTCTCGCTTCAGACTCTTGAACTGTGCGTAGGTGATGTAGGGCCACCCCAAGAGACGAGCACAGCGGATCGGCCCTAGACCTGTTCGGGTCTCTAGGGTGGCGATGAGCGGGTGGATCTTGGGCTTGGGCATATATGCACTGAATATATCGCACGGTTCCGCTTGTCTGGAAATTGCCCAAAATCACTTTCGATTTGCTCGGTCTGTTTGCAAATCTGTCGGACGAATAAAAAATGGGTGCAGAAGTTACCCTCTGCACCCATCCACTCGCAAGTACAACCACTTGCTGCACCCCCGTGCTACAAGCATCACCACTTTACACTATTTTTATCGTATCAGTCAAATATCGTTAAGTTCTCGCTCCTTCTTGGCCCTGCGGATCATTCGCTTGAGCAAGGTGAACAGCATGTCCTGAGCGTCCTTCTTGGCGTTGAGCATCTTGAAGACGTACTCGTCAAGCGTTCCGATGGCAAGGAGGATCTGCACAACAACGTGATGCTTCTGACCTTGACGCGCAAGGCGACCGATTGTTTGCAGATAGCATTCAAGCGACCATGGGAGGTCGAAGAACACGAGGTTGTGTCCACCTTTCTGCATGTTCAGACCGTGGCCTGCACTCTGAGGGTGGATCAGCAGCATCTTGATCTTCCCGGCATTCCAATCCTTCAGACACTTGCCTGCCGGGTCCATGACGACAGCTTTTGGGAACGCCTTGCGAAGACGAGCAAGCGATGACTTGAAGTGGTAGGCCACCAGCATCGTTGCGCCGTTCGACTCTTCGACGATCTCACGCAGCGTGTCGATCTTGTGGGTGTGCAACTCATGGACACGCTTGACCTTCTTCATGTCCTCCGTGTCCCAATCTTCGAGCATATACGTCTCGTACAGCACACCAGAAGCCATCTGAAGTAACTTCGCAGACAGGGCAGCAGCAGTCTCAGCTTCGATCTCGGTTCCGTCTGCAAGTTGAACGTAGCCCTCTTTCTCCATCGTTTGATAGAGGGCGATCTGCTCATCCGACAGCGTGACCATGCGTGGTGCAATCGTCGGGTGATCAACGTCCAAGTAATCCTCGGCCTTCATCACGAGGCAGATGTCTTTGATCTTCTCAAGGATGATCTCTTCGCATCCGGGGCGCAGCTTGTACTTGCGCGAATACTTGTTGTACGTGAAGTAGTTTTCACGGAACCGTGTGATGTGCTTGCCAAACCTCTCGCCCAAGTCGAGCAGGTAGATTTGCGCGAACAGATGCTCATAGGTCTCTGCTGCCGGTGTGGCAGTCAGAAGGTGCATACGAGTGATCAGTCCGTCCTCGCGCCGAACCTTGGCAAGAGACTTGAAACGGTGCGTCTGGATGTCCTTGAAGCTGCTCGACTCATCGATGATCACTGTGCGGTAAGGCCAGTTCTTGCCATGCAAGTTGACGAGCCATTCGATCTGTTCACGGTTGATGATGTGTACGCTCGCATTGCTGAATGCCTTGCGACGACGAATCGACTCACGCTTCGCCTCGGCACGCTTCTTCACCAACTCGCGGATAGCGGGCTCACTCATGCCAGAGCGACGACCGTCTGCGCGAGCCTTGCGCATTTCCGCTTTAAGCTCGGGATCATCGTCATCGCAGCGAATCACCTCGAAGTTGAGAACCGCTGTGTGTTCCCACTTTCGGATCTCGTTCGGCCATGTGTCGGTGGCTACCTTCAGTGGACCGATGACAAGCACCTTCTCCACCTCGAACGATAGGATGAGGTCAACGAGTGCAGTTAGGGTCGTAATGCACTTCCCCAAGCCCATATCAAGAAACAATGCTGAGAATGGGTTTTCAAGAATGAACTTGTGGCCGATGCGTTGGTACTCATGCATCTGCTCACGACAAAGCTCAACATCTGCAAACTTCAAGGCGATATGTTCTTCAAGGCTGAACTTCATCGCATCTGCTCCTTGAACTCGGCAGGATCACTTGTCCATCGGACATCCATGCCGAAGTTGCGCATATCACGATGACGCTTCAACTGCTTGCCGGAAGGTTCTTCTCCGGGTGCCTTGAACTCCCACCAGACGTAGACACCGTTGCGCACGAACAGGTCGTCAGGCAAAGAATCGCGTGTTGGTGAAGTAATTTTTGTGTGCCACCACCCACGCATCTGAGCGAACTCGATACAAGGATCTTCAACGTCCTTGCGCTCCTTCTTAGAGCGTTCGTAGAAAGGCTTGCTCATAGATCAGACTCGACACACTTTGCACACTTCGAGCACAGGCGCATGCCCATCGGCAAGCCTTCATACTCGACCCACTTGTCACGGATACTATCGAGTTCCTTGCCACACAGCGCAGTGCCACCCGGCAAACGAACACGGTGAACCGTCTTCTGGTCAGGTGGGCGTGCATACATGACACCTGTGCGACCGGCCAAGTCTGGATCGGTTGCACCGGCACCAATCTCGGAAAGAATGGCGTAGCACTCTCGGATATACCAGTCGTAATCCAGATCGTCAGGGATCTCATCTTGAAGCACCATCATCGGCTTTGCACCATCCGATGACGGAACACGCTTGTTGTCCTTGGCGTAGCGCAAGCAGTCGCTAGTGCCGATTGCCTGATACCAGCGAACAACCTTTCCGATGTACTCACCGTCAAGCGTGGCACCACCTGTCACACGTCGCACAATGACGAACTTGCGAACGTCTGTGCAGTTGTGAATGAAGTCCTCAACCGGCGTTCCGTTCTTCAGGTACTCAATGACAGCCAGTGAGCACACTTCAGCATCCGGGTTGTGCTTCTGACCGGCAGCACCGGGAAGGCCGGGGCCACGCTCACCGTATGCGCCTTTACGCTTGACCTTCACAGCACCAGTCTTGTCCTTGTAGAAGGCAAGGTAGTTGTTCACGTCACGAGAGTACAGAGCCTCGTAGCGTGTTTCCTCGGTGGTGTAGCCGGTGTCACACTCCCAATCGAAGCAGATGGCAAAGAAGCGATCTGACAGTTCTTTTGGAACCTTCGATACGATGCCGTCAGTGTTGGCAGACACAACACTGATTCCAGCAAGCTCAAGGCGTTCGATCAGCATCAGGATTGAAAGCTGACCAGTGATCGTCGTTTGGATCAGCAAGTTCGGTGCATAGAGGATCGATGTCGGCTGACCCAACTTGCCGAACGTACCGTTCAAAACGATCTTCAGCGTTTCGGCTGTGTTCTTGTCGCCAGCATGCTTAGCTGCAACGCGACGCTCCAAGATCGAGCGGAACACCTTTGCGAAGTACATGCCGAGTTGCGGTGGCACCAACCCCGTATTGAGCATCGTCAGGGGGTAGTAGCTGGTCACGTCACGGTCACGCAGCGTGAAGGTGCCATCGCACACGTAAGCAGCACGCTTCTCTGTGGAGTGGAGACCACCGATACCAAACGTGTAGCGAGAGATCCCAAGCTCGATCTTCATGTTCTCGATCTCGGGAGGCTCATACACCTTGCCGTCGTAGCCGATGGTGAACTTTGCGTTGACCACGGTTTCGAGAAGCTGCTTAAGGATCGGAGTCTTGAACTCGATGAATGAAGGCGGGATGTACTTGAACTTACCCGGAACAATCTTCGGCTTCTCGATCTTCTTACCCGACAGCCGCTCGACCTCTGCACGGATGACAGCTTCCGCGATCTGTGCATCAGACTTGGAACGGATATCGATGCCGTACTGATCAGACATCACAGCCCGAAGATCGATCTGCGTCTTTAGATCGTTCTTCAGGTCAATCGTGGTGTCCAAGTCGTTGACGTGATAGCTCCGTATGGACTCAATTTCGTCGTGTGTCAGGTTGGCATGCACGTCCACTGGCATCTCTTGTATGCGATACGAGTGCAAGCGGCCACCGTACATCTTGAGGCTCGGCTTCTGCGCTGCACCCGGAGACACGTTCATCAGATCAATGTGATCCACGAACGATGGCGGCTTGTCCAAGCCGAATCGCTCATAGGTCTTGAACGCAGGAAGGTTCTCACCAATGATCGCGTCACAGACCTTCTTTAGTTCTTCCGTGTCGTACCCGGCCAGTGCAGCCATGAGCACGGGCATGTCAAAGTTGTTCGAGTTGAAACCATAGATGCGGAAGTTATTCAGAACATTCGCAATGCCTCGACGATCAAGCTGCTCGCCAAGCACCATCTCAAAGCGTTTCCAGCGTCCGTCATCAATAGCCTTGAAGGCAACTGCGAAGTAATTTCGGAAGACTTCAAGGTCAAAGACCGCTTCCTTGCGAGGGGTGTTGTACTTTGGCATTTTGGTGGTGGCAGATACACCGCCACCAACAAAAGACCAGAGCCCAAAAGGGCTCCGTGTCACGCTTACGCAGTCTTACGCAGGCTTGCGCAATTGAGAAGGACGTACCTTCACGATGTCTTCCTTCTTCTTGTCGCCGACGTTGACGGACACCCAAGTGCCCTTGTCAGTCTCATCGACCTTGACCACGGTGCCATTTGCGACCGTGCCATTACGACGGGTGATTTCGACCTTCTTGCCTTCTTTGGCGAGGGGGTGAAGTGCGCTCATGAGTTTTCTCCTGTTAGTGAGCGTTGTGGATGTGTCCACGGGTTGTGGACACGATTGGAATTGATTTACAGACCGTCGTCACCGTCATCGTCATTGCCGGATGCAAGGCCACCCCAAGCATCAGACTCATCGACGCGACCGGAGCCGAACGGTGTGTCGTCCTTGGCGAACATCACACCAACGAGGTTGGCAGACACACGCTTGGGGAAGTTCTTCGTGCTATTGCGAGCCTTGCCGTTGAAGAACCAAGGACGAATCAGGATGTGACCCCAGCAACCACCGTAGAAGGTGTCGTCGATCTTGTTGATGTCATCCATCACCTGACCCTTGCGGTCACGCACCTTCGGACGGTTCTTCGAGTCGGCTGCACTGACCAACCAGTGATCGTGCATATCGGTGTCTTCGGAGTCGTCGCCATCCTTGACGAACCACTTGTCCTTGGGAACACGAGCCTCGTTGTCCTTCAGGATGCGCTCGATCTGCTTGACACACTCCTGATAGGCAGCGTCATGCACTGTCTTGTCGAGCATCGCCACGAGACGCCAGTTGCGACGCTTCTCACCGTTCTCGTTCTCGTCTTCAGACGGAGTTCCGACAAACGGATACGACAGACGAACATTGTCGATACGGATGAAGATTTCACCCTGTTCGTCCTTCATCACAGCACCATTTTTGAAGTTGCGAACAACACTGAGTTGAGCCATTTCGATTACCTCTTAATCGTCGGTTTCAGGTTCGTCGGCCAATCCTGCAAAGGCGTCAGCCGACGCATCACGGATCTCGGGTCTCTTATCTTCAAGAAACGCGAGCACAGGCTTGCCGGGTGGCTTCTTGACCAGTCCTGCAAGCAGTTGGGGCAGATCCTTGTTACGGTGTCCAGCTTTGCGAAGTAACTTCTCAGCTTCGGCAGGACTTGCAACAGTTTCGACCACAACATCTTTTGGATTGCAACCAAGCTCGATGAGCCGTTTGGCAGCAATCGCGGGTTTTGAGAACACACGGAAAGAGCGCCCTTCGACGAGCTTCATGCCGGGGATCTTCTCGTTGTCCACGATGGCACGTCGCTCAAGCTCTGTCTCAAGTGCATTCCAGAAGGATTCGCTGAACTTGCGATACCGCTTCAGCGTCACCATCTCTTCGGTCGTCAACGTCATCACACCAAGGGTGGGACGAAGAAGACCGATATCGAGTTCATCTTTGAAAGAGCGAATATCGTCAGCGTTGTACTCGGTGATCACACCGGCAAACGCCTCGGAGATAAGATCGTTTTCCAGCTTCGCAGCAGCGGCACAGGAGCCACGGACACGGCACCAACGACATTGCTTGACACCGGGCACCCGTGGCGCGTCGTGTGTCCATGCCAAGGCCATGCGCTCTTTCGCCCATGCTGCGAACTCAAGCAGTCGCTTTCGGCTGCACACCCACTCGTCAAAGTGATCTTTGCGAGGTTGTGAGATCCGAAGAACGAACTCCTTGAAGTCATAGACCTCATCCCACCGTCGATACATCCCGTATGCGTAGAGCATCAGTTGAGAGTTCTCTTCGGCCAAGACAAGATCGTTCTTTCCATACTTTTCGTCTTGGATGTATGCGCGATGAGGCATCAAAGACGAAAAGTCCAAGGTTCCACCTTGATTCGGAATTGGGGTCAGATCCGAATAATCGACTCGGGTTTCGACGTGATGATCGCCGTCGAGCCATGCCGACCAATCGACGGACTGCTGAACGTAGTCCAACATCACTTCGTCGATCCAGATGAGGAAGCCCCATTCACCGGAAGGCACAAACATGTTCGTGCCCAAACGGTGAATGGGCTTCTTTCCCGACTTGCGCCACTCTTCACCCATGGCATGAGCAACGGTGCCGTAAGCAGCATCCTCGCCAGCGTCATCCGGTGCCAGCAAGTTCGGGATGAGGGAGCCCGGACAGTTCAGGAACATCGCTGATCCAGAAGCACCGAAGATCGAATGGCCTGAGCCATCACGAACGCTTGCGAGCTTCTTGAGATCAACACGATGTTCTGTCATATCCGTGGCACCCACTGGCGATTACATGGACTCTTCTTCTTCCAACTTCTGTTGGCAAGCCTCGAAGACTTCCTTGTACTTGTCTTCAGGGATTTCATCCATCTTCTTGACACCGCCCACGTCGGCAATGATTGCCTTGGCTTCAGGCACACCGAACTTTTCCTTGACTTCATTCAGAGCAGCTTGAACCTGCGACTGAGTGACACCAGACTTCTTGGTGGTGGTGGTCTTCTTGGGGGCTTCGTCGCCATTTTCGGTTTCCGAGACCTTCTTGGTGGTCTTGCCGGTGCTGGTTGCAGCAGGGGTGTCATCACCGATCTTCGTCAGGAAAGCAGCCAGTGCAGCTTCGTTCTCGAAATACTTGGTGAAGGCGATTTGGTTGGTACTCACGATAGTTCTCCTTGCCCTGAGAAAAGAATGCCCGTGGTGTGGGCAGCACCACAAACAGTTGAAAAGAGGGTGAAGTTTAAGCCTTAGTCGCGGTTCACATCGACATAAGGTGTCAGGTTCGGGCCACGCCAACCGACAGGCTTTTTGATCTTGCCGTTCTCATCGCGCAGAACCTTGCCATCAGGATACTTGCCCATGTTGGCACGAGCGACTTCGCCAAAGGCAGCAACGGCATTCGTGGAGGCTGAGAATGCGCCACCAAGCGCAACCCACGCCAAGTCAAGATCAGCATCAAGCAGTTCGGGGCGATCTGCAAACTCCAACGCGGCAAGGTGCATGCCCTGCTTGAAGCGATTGGCGTACAAATCGATGTGCGCGACGAGTTCGTTGAGGTGGACACGCTCAATCTGAGTCGGCTCAGCATCAGCGATCAGCTTCAGCTTTTCAGCGATCTCTTCGAGTTGCAAACCGAGGTACAGGCCGACTTGCTTCAGGTTGAAGCCTTTGGTGGACTGTCCACCGATCTCCATGAATTGCTGAACGTATTCGAGCGGGTTAATGGGGGTTGTCATCTCTGACTCCTATTGTTCGTTGCGACTTGCGATGAACTGTATTTTCCACATTTGGTTGATCGTGTCAACACTTTCGCATAGAATTTTTCGCAACAACAAGGAGAAGTCTATGGCTTTACGTTTTCCACCTTGGGTAGACAACCAAGGCTCAGATGAAAAGCGTGCGACGGCTCGACTGCGCTATCTGGTGGCTCGTGCTGCCGTCGAGGCGACAGGGAGTCAAAGTGTACGCGCACTAGCAAAGAAGATTGAGATGGATCACTCTTCTATCAGCACCGCGATCCGACGTGGGTACTTCAGTGAAGACATGGCTGCGGCCATAGAAGCGGCTGTTGGTCGCTCATCGATCATCAAGATCGAGCATCTCACCGAACCACTGAAGATCAGGGTGTCCGAATGAGCGAGTTCAAAACACAAGGAAACTATCTCAAGCAGTACGGTGAACGCCTGATCGATAACGGCTACAACATCGTACCCATTCAGGTAGGCAAGAAGGCTCCCGGCTTTGACGGCTGGCAGAAGTCACGTTCAACAAAAGCGCAACTGACGGAATGGCTCGAAAACGGCCATCAGAACTCAGGCATCGGTGTCGTCACGAAGCACACCCCTGCCATTGACATTGACGTGCTCGACGATGATGTTGCTGTGAAGCTCTCCGAGTGGATTGCTGAGAACATCTCCCCCAATGCACCTTTGCGTATCGGTAAGGCACCGAAGCGGCTATTCCTGTTCCGTTGCGAAGAACCGTTTCGCAAGCTCTCATCGTCCAAGTACGTCGATGAGTGGGATCAGGAGCACCGCATTGAAATCCTCGGTGACGGTCAGCAGTTCGTCGCATACCACATCCACCCCGAGACCAAGCGTCCGTACCTGTGGCCTGAATTTGATGGCCCCATCGAGACACAGGCGCACTCGTTGCCGGTTCTCACGGTGGAGATGGCAACGAAGTTCATCGAATACTTCGAGGAACTAGCTGAAGAAGAAGGCTGGAAGCTGGCGAAGAAGTCTCGCTTGGCGATGTCGAACGCTGCTGCGACGCTTGCGGACAACCCGTGGCTCGAAGACACGGATGCCATCGAGATCACGCTTGAAGAGTTGCGCTCTCGCCTTCTGCTGGTGCCCAACCCAGAGGACTACGACACATGGCTGCAAGTTGGCATGGCCTTGTATCACCAGTTCGACGGTGATGACGTTGGTCGTGAGTTGTGGCACGAGTGGTCTGAGACAGCGGACAACTACGACGGTGATGCGCTTGATCGTCGTTGGAACGACTTCAACGTCCATGGCAAGAAGCGTGCGCCGATCACGGCTCGATACATCCTGCGTCTTGCCAGTGAAGCGGTTGCCAGCACCACGGCAGAGTTGACCCTGAAGCTGCGTGACATGTTCGTCCAAGCCAAGGATCTTTCCGATTGGGAGAAGGCGCGTCAAGCTGCACGCGAGGCAGAGATCGATGGGCTTGCACGCTCAGGTCTCGCGGCCATTGCCAAAGAACGACGTGACGCCATCACCGGAACCAAGACATCACTCGTCGAAATCAAGAAGGCCATCGCGTACCAACCGAAGAAGGCAGAGAAGGCTCCCAAGTGGGTCACGAATTGGGTCTACGACATCAGCGATGACCGCTTCTTCAACACCGGCACCAAGATCGCAACGACAAAGCAGGGCTTCAATGCCATGTTTGACCGCTACAGCCTGACCAAGAAGGACATATTGGACGGTCGCACCAACCCATCGTCTGACGCTTCCTCGCTGGCACTGAACATCCACAAGATTTACACGGTTGCCGGTCGTCGCTACATGCCCGGACGTGATGCGATCTTCCATGAGCCAGATGGCACGTTCGCCAACCTCTACGCTGAGCACGAGATCCCTGAGCGTCCCGAAAAGCTGTTGCCCAAGGACAAGCGCAACGTCGAGCGTGTGAAGGCCCACATAAAGCACCTCATTGAGAAGGAAGATGAGCAACGCATGCTGATCGACTGGCTGTCGTGGGTTGTGCAGAACCCCGGCAAGCACGCGAACTATGCCGTCGTGCTCCAAGGCATTCAGGGTGACGGCAAGACATTCTTCGCTGAAATGCTGCGTGCCGTGATGGGTGTGTCCAACGTGACCATGCTCAACGCCCATATCCTGCACAGCGAGTTCACGGACTGGTGCGTTGGACAGTGCGTGGCTTGCGTCGAAGAGGTACGTCTGATCAACGACAAGAACAAGTTCGAGGTGCTGAACCGTATCAAGCCGTACATCACCAACAACGTGATCGAGGTCCACCCAAAGGGGAAGACCATGTATAACGCGATCAATACGACGAACTATCTGCTGTTCACGAACTACAAGGATGCCTTGCCACTGGACGACGGTGAACGTCGCTACATGATCCTCTTCTCACGCTGGCAAAAGCTGTCGGCCATTCGTGAGTTCCGCAAGGAGAACCCTGACTACTACGCCAAGCTGTACGACACCCTAGTGGAGTCTCCCGGTGCGCTGCGTGCGTGGCTGCTCGACCATGAGCAGAGCGAAGACTTCCGTCCGTTCGACGTAGCCCCCGAGACAGAAGCTCGTCGTCAGATGATCTTGCGTGCCAAGCCCGAGTTCTCTCAGGCGATTGACGAGATCGTTCGGGAGAACAACGTCTTGGAGGTGTCCGAAGACCTGATCGAAACCGGCGTGCTGCTCGAAGTGATGATGGGTATGGGACTGAACGTGCCGAACTCGAAAGCTGTCAATTCTTCGCTCGAACGGGAGGGTTACGAACGCATCGGACGGGTGCGCTACGGCAGCGGAAAGCGCGGCATGTTCTACGCTCGACACCCTGACGAGTTCGCAACGAAGAACCTTGACGGCTCCATCGACTACGGACCCAAAGTCGTCAAGTACATCCAAAAACGGAGGGACGATTTGGAAGATCAGATGTTATAGACAATAAATGAGGCCACCTTCGGGTGGTCTTCGTTTTTCGGCTTCGTGCTAAGAATTTTTACGTTTATGTTCTACACAATGACAGCGGCCAAAAAGTCGCCGAATTATTGTATAGATCACCAAAAACAGAGGGGGGTGGGCACGATGGGCACGATAAACCCTGTTTTGACTACGCACCACGCGAAACATTTTTGAAAAAATACCTACACATAAGGTAAAAAACGGCATTTATCGTGCCCATCGTGCCCACCCCCTGTTTCGATGTTCTACACAATCCCGGCGACGCTTGGCCGAACCAATGGCGACGACCATGGCCGAACAGCCCATTTTTCTCCAAAAACACCCAAAAAGTCGGAAAGTGGGTTGTGGGTACGGTTCAACAACCATGTCTATAATTTCCAAAAGACTTATAGACAAGACAACGGAGTCCGAATGTACCCTCGCAAGGGTTTGGGGCCATAGAGAAGGTCTAAATCATTATGAGCATCCGATCAACCGAAAGACTAAAGCTGGTGAAAGCATACGGAGGTTTGTACCGTCGTCACTTCGCATGTGACGCATCCGTTTGTTTCTACTGTGGTGCAACCCGTGATTGTCTAGATCATCGCCCACCGCTGGCAACGCTAGACACCTTCTCTGTTTCTGAACTGCGATCAGCACGCATTCCGCTGGTATTGGTTCCGTCGTGCCAAGAGTGCAATGCACGGCTAGGTGCAAAACCACTTCTCACTGTTCGTGAGGCTGCTGATCATCTACTTCGCTTCTACGACGCTTTGTACGAAAAGAAGTTCAACCTGTGGCACGAGGAGGAGATCAAGGAGATGTCACCAATGTTCCAAGCCATGATCAAGGCTAGACAGTTGGCTCTTTCTGACTTGAATCGGAAAGTTCGTCATCTCCAAGAGCTAGTCATGTGCGACCACTTGTTCCCCGAGTACGAATGCACCGAAGAAGACGAAGAACTGTGAAGTTAGTTTCGATTTTTCATAGAGGATGCTCTATGGGGTTGTGACATATATGCACTGAATATATGTAACTAAATAGGGTCAGAACAATTTTCGTGAAACGCGGCTCAGCGCACC